AGACGTGTGCTCTTCCGATCTCCCAGCGTGGCATCACTCTTGACAACGAACTTACCGTTGATGAGCTCAAGCAGCTTGTAACCCTTTTCAAAGAGGCTATCAAAGACCAAACAGGTAAAGACTTCCCCAACGATCCTATGGAACAACTTTGGGGCGCTATCTGCGCTGTGTTCGATAGCTGGATGAACGAGCGCGCCATCCTTTATCGTAAGATGGAAGGTATTCCCGCCGAGTGGGGTACAGCTGTTACCGTTATGGCAATGGTGTTTGGTAACATGGGCGACACCTCAGCAACGGGTGTTTGCTTCAGCCGTGACGCTGCCACTGGCGAAAACATTTTCAATGGCGAGTATCTTGTAAATGCTCAAGGCGAAGACGTGGTTGCTGGTATTCGCACTCCGCAACAGATTACAAAAGAAGGCTCACAGCGCTGGGCTAAGCAGCAGTGCATTGAAGAAGAGGTGCGTGCTTCAAAATATCCTTCTATGGAAGAGGCTATGCCCGAGATTTTTGCACAGCTCAATGCTCTTCAAGAAAAACTTGAAAAGCACTATCACGATATGCAGGATATGGAGTTTACCGTACAGGAGGGCAAACTGTGGTTCCTCCAAACTCGTAATGGTAAGCGTACAGGTACAGCAATGGTGAAAATTGCTATGGATCTCTTGGCAGAGGGCGAGATTGACGAAAAGACAGCCCTTGAGCGTTGCGAGCCAAACAAGCTTGATGAACTGTTGCACCCTGTTTTCGACAAACAGGCGTTAGCACAAGCCAAGGTGCTTACTCGTGGTTTGCCTGCATCACCTGGTGCCGCTTGCGGACAAATCGTGTTCTTTGCTGACGACGCTAAAGAGTGGCATGATGCTGGCCACCAGATTGTAATGGTACGTATTGAGACTTCTCCCGAAGACCTCGCAGGTATGTCGGCAGCTGAAGGTATCCTTACCGCTCGCGGTGGTATGACCTCACATGCTGCTGTGGTAGCTCGTGGTATGGGTAAGTGCTGCGTGTCGGGCGCTGGTGCTATCAATGTCGACTATAAAACTCGCATCGTAGAGATTGACGGTGTAGTGCTGAAAGAAGGCGACTATATTTCTATAAATGGTTCTACTGGCGAGGTTTACTTCGGACAGGTTAAGACAAAGCCCGCCGAGGTTTCAGGCGACTTTGCTAAACTGATGGACCTCTGCAACAAATATACCAAGCTGGTGGTGCGCACTAATGCTGATACTCCGCACGATGCCGAGGTGGCTCGCAACTTTGGAGCTGTAGGTATTGGTCTTTGCCGTACCGAGCACATGTTCTTCGAGGCAGATAAGATTAAGGCTATGCGCGAGATGATCCTTTCCGACAATCAGGAAGGACGCAAGAAAGCGCTTGCCAAGCTGTTGCCTTTCCAGCAGAAAGACTTCTATGGTATCTTGAAGGCTATGGATGGCCATCCCGTAAACATTCGCTTGCTCGATCCTCCTTTGCACGAGTTTGTTCCCCACGATCTTGCTGGACAACAGACTATGGCCGATGAGATGGGCGTTTCTGTACAGAAGATTCAGCAGCGTGTGAACAGCCTTTCTGAGGCTAACCCCATGTTGGGTCATCGTGGTTGCCGTTTGGGTAACACCTATCCCGAAATCACCGAGATGCAAACTCGCGCCATTCTGGGTGCAGCCATACAGTTGAAGAAAGAAGGCTTCGACCCTCATCCCGAGATTATGGTGCCTCTCATTGGTATTGTGAACGAGTTTGATCTCCAAGAAAAGGTTATCCGCGACACCGCTAAAGAACTTTTCGAACAAGAAGGAATTGAGATTCCTTTCAAGGTGGGAACCATGATCGAAATTCCACGTGCTGCTCTCACAGCCGACTATATCGCAAAGAAGGCCGAATACTTCAGCTTTGGTACCAATGACCTCACCCAGATGACCTTCGGTTACAGCCGCGACGACATTGCAAGCTTCCTTCCTGTATATCTTGAAAAGAAGATTTTGAATGTAGACCCCTTCCAGGTGCTCGACCAGAATGGTGTAGGACAGCTTGTGAAGATGGCCGTTGAAAAGGGTCGCACCACACGTCCCGATCTTAAGTGCGGTATCTGTGGCGAGCACGGAGGCGAGCCCTCTTCAGTTAAGTTCTGTCACCGCGTAGGTCTTAACTATGTCAGCTGCTCTCCATTCCGCGTGCCCATCGCACGTTTGGCAGCTGCCCAGGCTGCTGTAGAGGAATAATAAGATAAGCCCTCGTAACTAACGAGTTAGGCGGTAAGTCTCTGATAATAAAGAGGCTTGCCGCCTAAATTGTTTTTGGTGGGTCTGCACGTTCTGCACACTAATCATGCAGAATTTGTAGGCTTTGCTTACAAAAACTGACACAAACTTTGGTGGTCGTGCTTACAAGTGCTTACAAACGATTTTTGATGAACAACAAAATAGAATTGAAATTATGGCTCTATTCAAAGCAACGGTAAGAACGCCACGAAAGGACGGCTTCTACCAAGTGTACATCCGGGTGATGCAGAACCGCAAACCCGGCTATATCAAGACAGACAAGGTTGTTACCAAGAAACAGCTTGATCGAGAAGGGAATATTACCGACCCATTTGTGACGGAATATTGCGCAAGGCGCATATTGAGGTTTAGTGAGCTGCTTAACAGGGTGGACTGCACAAGGTGGACGGTCAGGCAGATCATTGAGTATGTGACGAAGGAGGACGAAGACTTGTGCTTCTCTGACTATGCAACTCTTCATATCGACCGTATGATTGACAACGGACAGGTGCGGAACGCCAAGAACTACAAACTGGCGTTGCAGCACATGGAGAGGTTTGCAGGTACCAACAGGCTTATGTTCGGACAGCTGACATCGACATTCGTGAACCGATGGATAGCTACGTTGGAGCAGACGCACAGGGCAAAGGAAATGTACCCTGTGTGCATAAGGCAAGTGTTCAGAGCTGCCATCAAGGAATACAACGACTATGACAACGGCATCATCCGTATCAGGACGAACCCTTGGGGCAAGGTGAAGATACCACAGGCGGACCGCTCGACAAAGATTGCCATCAGCCCGGAGGAATGCCGACTGTTCTTTGCTGCACCATTGCCGGAAACGAAGTTCATTGACCCGGTGCCAGAGATTGGGCGTGACGTGGCCAAGATGATACTTTGCCTTGCAGGTATCAACACGGTTGACCTGTTCGAAATGCCAAGGGACGGCTATCACAACGGAATATTATGCTACAACAGGGCGAAGACGAAGAAGGTACGCACGGATGATGCGTATATCGAGATGCGAGTGGAGCCGGCTATCCTGCCATTGGTGGAGAAGTACAAATCGCACGATCCAAACGGCAAGTACTTCTTCAACTTCCATGAAAGGTTTTGTGACAGTGACTCTTTCTGTGCTTGTGTGAACAAAGGCATCAAGATGGTTTGTGAGAGTATGGGCATCCCGAAAGAGAAGCAGTACAAGGCATACACGTTCCGTCACACATGGGGAACAGTGGCACAGAACGACTGCAAAGCATCCATTGACGAGGTTGCATTTGCCATGAACCACTCTCATGGGCGCACCATCACACGAGGTTATATCAAGTTGGATTTCACACCGGCGTGGGAACTCAACGCTAAAGTGATTGACTTCATCTTCTTCAGCACACGCAGGAGCAAGCAGGGAATGGCGCGAGACGTTGACGAACGGAAGGACGCTTTGTTCCGCATAGCACCGAAGTACATGATATATGCCCGGGCCTACTTCCGTGGTGAGGTGCTGGCCGAGGTGAGCGACATCGGCTTCAGCAACATTGACGAGATTATATCACGTCTGGCGGCGAAGCTGCCGGACAGCATCCCGGAAAGATGTGCAGTTCAATTCAGAATTAAAAACGTTGACACGGAACGTGAGGCGGTGTATGAACGCACCAAAGGTAAGGGCTTTTAATATTTGTCCGGCTTTGCAGTTGCAAGGTCGGACATTTTCATTTTGTAGTATCTCAGAAAGTAAAAAAAGAACTTCAAACTCGAAGTCTTTTTGTCGTCGTTGTTGTCGTATTATACGACGTAAGGAGTATAATATATATCTATATTCCTTTATCCTTTATGTTTATATAACATTCGTTATATCTATACGCGCGCGCGAGGAAAACCCCATAGGGGATATTATTTGTGTCGAGTTTTCTTCTTTTGAAAAACCCCATAGGGGTTTCTAAAATAACCCCATAGGGGTTTTTATTCGCTGCAACATCTTAAATATCAACGAATAACGGCATTTTATGTTTTTCGCTTTTTGTCATAGTTCATTAGGGTTTAAGCATGTTCTTTACAATTCGTTTCAGTGGAGTTTTCTGTTTTAAGTCGTTGATTACTTGGAAAATTTTGTAGTTGTCGAGGGGTTTATTTTCGGTTGATTTTCATGCAGTTAAAAAAACGGGTAAGGGGTTTTATAAATAACCCCATAGGGGTTTTTGTTTTGCGTTTTTAATAACCCCTTAGGGGTTTCTAAAATAACCCCATAGGGGTTTTTATTGAAGAGCATGAAAACAAAAACGACCCATCCTCACGGACAGGTCGAAGCCTAAAAAACTATGAGTAAACAAAATGAGTCGGTCTAAAAGTAGATGAAATAGAGACTGGCTTAATCGTCCTCGTCGTCGTCATCATCATCTTCTTCCTCGCCACAAAGGACGCGCAGCTTGTCTTCGATTGTGCGTACGCTGACGTGTGCGTTCATGTCAACGTCGATAGCCTTCATCTTTGGCGTATGGAACTCCAGCAAGCGAAGCTCGGCGTTTACGCGATCGTCAGGCGCAAGCATCATCATGTCGCAATCGAAGTCTGACATTGTGCGCTTCTTACCGTCGTCGCCAACTATTTCCTTGGGTTCGAAGTATGCCAAGGAATGTGTTTTGATGAACCCTTTAATCGGGTTCTCCTTGTTTGGTGTGCCCTTTTTCCGGCCACCGGTCTTCATTCCCTTCATATTGAATATGTTTTGTGTTGCGCCGTTGGCGCAAAAGTTAAAAGTACTGGGCAAAGATACATTACTAATTTAGCGCACGAATTATAACTTTTGAAACATAAAACGATATGGGACTAATTGGTAGCATAGCAGGAGGCGCACTCGGAGCAGCCGGCAGCATCTTTGGCGGCATCAGCGCAAGCAAGGCGATGAGACGAGTGAAGAAGAACCTCCAAGCACAGAAGGAGGCCAACCAGAACTGGTATGACCGTCGTTATAACGAGGATGCGACGCAGAGGGCGGACGCTCAGCGCATACTCACCCAGACGGAGGAGAGCATCAGGAACCGCAACCGACAGGCGGCAGGTGCCCAAGCCGTGATGGGTGGTACTGACGAGAGCACAGCAGCAGCCAAGGCCGCGAACGCACAAGCATTGGCCGATGCAACGTCGCAGATAGCTGTCAATGCGGAGAACCGCAAAGACCAGATTGAGCAGACCTATCAGCAGCGCGACTCGCAGATCAACGAAGCGTTGAACAATTTGGAGATTAACAAGGCACAAGCCATCAGTCAAGCCGTGCAGGGCGTTGCCAAAGCAGGTGCAGGGATTGCTGGAGCCTTCTAAAAACATTCGACATGAGCAATTGGACAGAAGAACAGCAGGAACAGTACGAGCAGGGCAATGATGGTGGATATACCCCACCTAAAGGTTCGCTTGACTGGGCCGAGCAGCCTGCACAGCCAGAGCCAGCACCGAAAGGGACGGAGGTATGGACCGAGCAGAACAGCGGAGGCAATGCGCCGGAGCCGTCGGAGTCGAAGGAACCACCAAAGACTGATGTGGCACCACCTGCCGACAAGCCAGCCGGTGTGTCGCCACACAACGACACGATGGGCTACGATCAGCAGATAGCAGCCTTGCAGGAAGCCGCCAACCGCTTGAAGCCGGAAACTGAGGAGGAACGAAAGAAGAGAGAACGTAGGGAGAAGTCAGCGAAGATTGTTTCAGCTGTCAGCGACGGTCTGCAAGCGTTGAGCAACCTTTTCTTCACTACTCGCGGTGCTCCTAACATGTATGACCACAAGGAGGCAAGCCAGCTCACGCCATTGCAGGAGAAACTGGAGAAGCTGAAAGCTGAACGACAAGCCAACGCGGACAAATACCTCCAGTATTCACTCAAAATCGGTGACGCACAGAATGAGCGTGCCAAGACCTTGCGAGAGATGGAAGCTGAGCAGGAAAAGCAAAAATTGGCACGTGAAAAGGCACAACGTGAACAAGAGGAGCACGGATGGCTTGCGGCATTGCAGCCCGACAAGCAGCGTGAGCAAGCTGGTAAGGCTACTAAAGCCGAGCAGGAGGCTGTTACAGCCAAGGCAGAAGCGGACAATGCTCCTGACCTCTACAAGGCAAAGGTTGATACCGAAAAGGCACGAGGTGAGGCACAGAGAGCGTCGGCTGCATCAAGCCGGGCAGCGGCCACAGACCATTATGCTTCGGCAAGGGCGCATGACCGTTCCAATAACAATGAATTCAGCGCATGGGATGAGAATGGACGTGAGCACAAGTTCAGAACGGCAGCAGCTGCGGAGGCATTTGCCAAGCAACATGGTACGTTTGAGGAAACTGATGTTACCTCTACAAGCACGACTGACAGCGAGACCAACGGCAAGTCCACCACTACCTACAAGAAGAAAAGTGGCTATGCCAAGCGCGTAGTCCCCGATAATACGCCCCCAAGCAGAAGACGTGGAGGCAATAAAGATAATACACCACCAAGCAGAAGAAGATAATGGCACAAGTAAACGATAATGACGACATCAAGTGGCTCTACGGCAAACTGAAAGCCAAGGGCTACAATATTGGCAGTGAAGCAGAGTTCAAATCCTCACTTGCTAATGCGGAAGACCGTAAGTGGTACTACCAGAAAGCCAAGGGCATGGGTTTGAACATGGGCAGTATGGCTGACTTTGATGGAATGTATGCACCCAAGGTTGCATCTACGCCACAGAAACAGAAGCCAGCTGCACCAACACGGCCGACAAATGTAACGACATCTACACCCACACAGGGTTCGACACCTGCATCAAGCACGACTCCTGTCAAGCAGGAGAAGAAAGACCAGCCTCTCACCCCTGCTCAGCGACAGGCGATGATAGCCCAAGTTCAGCAGATGCAACAACAGACGCAAGCCATGATTGCCGACAATAACGAGCGCATGAAAAACATGAAGCAGTATGGGTTCGGACTTGGCTTCGGTCAGACTAAGAAAGGTGGATATAAGTATAATCCACGCACAAAGAAACTGGAGCAGACCTACCTAACTCCAACTGGCAACCGATATAGCAGCAAGGCGTTAGCTGATGCAGAGAGCTTTCGTTACCGCAAGGCAGCAAGTGAGCCTCTTGGCCTAAACATGAACGACCAGCAAATTGATGCAGAGCAGAAACCTGCCAATGCAGCCGTAGCAGCTTTGTGGAAAGAGGCTGAGGCAAAGTATGCAGCCGACCGCAACAAGAACGCAGAAGATGTGTATGGCGGTAGTCCGTGGCTCAATGGTGGCAGAGAAATGCACATGGTCAATGCTGGACTGAACTCTCATAAAAATGAGGTGTCACGTCTTACTCGCTTTGATTTGCAGAAGATGATGGATAATGCGTGGGGACGTGTCAGCAAGCAGATGACGGCATCATGCTATGCTCAACTGAAAAGGCAGTACCCCACTGCAACCGAACAACAGTTGCAGAACTCTGCTTCTGCCATGGCACGCAGATTGTCGGACAATGCCGTGTACAAGTATGCCGTGGCAAAGAACACTCCTAAGAGTACGCTGGAGTTTTTCGCCAAGACCGCAGCCGACATGAACCTTTTGCGCACCATCAGCAAGGGACTTGCACGGAGTGAGGCAGGAACCTCAGGCGACATGGCGGCATACGAAGCAGCCATGGGCGAATATGGCAAGAACCATCGTTGGGCGCAGATTGGCGGTACAGTGACTGGTATGCTGTTCGACCCTACCACTTATATAGCTGGCGGTGTCGGTTCGTTTGCTGGTAAAACGGCACTCAACTTGGGAGGTCGTATTGTTGCGAGGAAAGCTGCAACCAATGTAGGCGCACGGTTGTTTGGCAACACACTGACCGGGCGTGTTGTGGCAGGTGTGGCAGGTGGTGCCGGGAACCTTGGCACATACGAGGGCATCAAGGAGGGCGAAAGCCAGTTTCTGCATGGTGGACACATCAACCCACAGACAGGCGAGAATGAGGGGTATTCGGCAGGTGACGTGCTGAAATCCACTCTGCATGGCACTTTGCTCGGTTCTGTAACAGGTACGGTGTCGCCTTTGTTGGGAAATGTGTCGGACAAATGGGTGAAGGCTACATCGAACACTGCTGGTAAGGTAAGTATTCGTGCAGGTGAACTCGCCACGTCCACCGTTGCTGAGGGTACAATCTTCTCCATTCCCGAATGGATCAACGGAAATGGGGATGCTATGGACGTGTGGTCGGACAATATGGCCATGATGCTTGGCTTCAAGGGCCAGCACATTATAAAGTCTGCCCCTCGTGTCATCGCAGGGCTACGCCCTATTGAAAACCCGAGGACCATGCAGGAGCGCAATCAGAACCGCATGAGCTTTGGTGAGCTTTTGCGCAAGCAATTGGATGCAAGCCCGAGCGATATGGCTTTCACCAAGGAGGAACGAGAGGAGTTGCAGAAGTATGGATATGGTGACCTTGCTGCACTATTCACTCGCACGCCCAAGCGTAAGCCGAGCAAGCCGCAGCGCAAGCCACAATCCACGGATGGAAAGGTAATGTATCTTGACATTCCAGAAGCCAAGGTTGAGGATTTGGGCAAGCAGTGGCTCAAGCAGCACCCCGAGTTTGATGGCTATGAGGCTATGGAACGCCTCATGCAAGACCCGAATGTGAGCCAAAGTGCGAGAGCCAAGGCTTATTACATCCTCACTGGTCGTCAGTTGCCTATGGGGACAGTCACTGGGTACACCAAGGAGACGGACGATAACGGCAATATCTTCGTTAAATCCGTCACTGCCAATGGTGAGGTTGTGACGAGCAGACGCTTTGCCGATGAAGCATCAGCCAAGAAGGAGGAGTCCAACATCATGCGTCAGGCAGAGCTTAACAGTGTGGACGTTGGTGAACGCTACAAGGAAGCAGCCGCCAATGCCAAGGTTGTGCAAGCCGCTGTTGAGTCTGTTGCACCCGGTGCCGATTTTGCCACTGTTATGCGCAACTACAAGGCTGTGAAGGAGGGCGACAAGGATGCTATTGCGGCCTATGGCAAGATGGTTGAGGATATAGACCGCGCCATTGAAGCCAACAAGACAATGGCAGACGGTGAACGTCCGGAAGCCATCCGCGCATCAATCAAGGAGGAAACCGGCGTGGACGTTGACGCTACACTACGCAAGGAGCCGAAAAACCGCACCGAAGAGGAGCAAGCAGCTGTAGAAGACTATATCAAGCGTTTGTTCCCAGAACAGAAGAGCGAGGAGGCAGGAGCCAGCGCAGAGGCAGAGCAGCCTATGTCGGAGGCAGAGTCAGCCGCCGCAGCCGCATACGACCAAGCACGTCTGCTTTGGGATAAGGTGGAGAAAGGCGATACCGACGCTAAGGCCGAGGTAGATGCCATTACTTTGCGTATGCAGGAGGCTTACCAGATGTGTGAGGATGCCTTCGGTGCTGACGCTGAAATGCGCATTGCAGAAATAAACGAAGACCCTTGGCCGCTTGTCAACAATCCGGAACTAAGCGAAGACCAGCAGGACGCTGTACTCTACTATGTCAATGCCAAGGCAGCAATGGAGGGCGTTATGGACGCTTCCAATGAAGCCGCCGACGGCAAGCGCAAGGAGGTTGAAGCCAATGTGGAGCGACACACCCATAAGGATATGGGCGTTGTTCAGCCTGCAACCATGAAGGTTGACGACAAGCCAGTGTACGTTGTCAAGGGCAATGTCGTGATGCTCCCCGATGGTTCCGGCATTGACGTGCGCAATTCGGATCAGAGTATTGTTATCTGTGATGCAGAGACTGGCGAGTATAAGTTTGCCAGCCCGGACCAGCTGTTCTCTCTTGCTGAGGCCATCGACCCACAGACAGAACTCGATGAGGCATACGCAAACATTCAAGCCGAGCACGAAGCCGTACTTGGTGTACCAGAAAACGGTGAAAACGTACAGGGAAACGGTGAAAACGTACCACAGCTTACCGATGAGCAGTTGCAACAGTACGCCCACAGTGCCTTCAATGAAGCTACACAGAGCAACGGTATCACTATTCCGCAAGAGCAAGCCGAACAGTTGCAGCAGCACAACCAACAGATGTTGGAGCAGGAACAACAGCGCAAGGAAAAGGAGGCAAACCGCCAGCCTACCGCATTGGAGCGTGTACCCATCAACGAGGAAACCGGTGAACCGATGTTTGAGAAGGCAGACCGCGAAACTGCCCTTGATGCCCTCAATGAGGTTACCGGAGGTAACGATGAAAATACTACCGCCATTGTGAGAGCGCAAGTGGAACAGGCAACTAAGGCACTTGAAGCGTTGAAGAAGAAGGAACCCACTAAGAAAGCTCCTTCTCTGAAAGGTTCACCAATGACAATGGTAAAGGCGCAGCAGGAAGCAGAGGCCAACTACAACACCGCCATGGAAGAGTATAACGCCCAAGTAGCCGCAGCCGAAGAGAACTTGAACGCATGGTCGCGCATCAACTCCCTTATGAATGACAGAAAGCGTGCTATCCGTGAGCAGCAGGAGGCTGAGCGCAAGGCTCGCGAGGAAAAGCTACACGCCGAAGCCGTTGCACGTCTGGAGGAAGACAAGCGCGTTGCAGCTGAGAAAGCAGCCGAGCAAGCCGAAGTCGGTACCCATGCCGTGAACCCGAAGATTAAGACAAAGTGGGACGGATCAACGAAGGTTGAGGGCAATCCTAATGCTATCACCCTTGCAGATGGTTCTACAATCCGTGGTCACTACGTCCTCACTGAGGCAGGAGCAGCCACAGCCAGCCATGACGTGAACAATGCCTACGAGCCTACTGAAGGTTTCCCGGTTGACGAGAACGGCGAGAGCGTGAATGACCGCGACTACAAGCGTGACAGAGACGCGCAGCGCATTGTAAGGGATATGGCAGACAACTACGACAGCAGAGCTTTGCAGACACCAGTCATTGTCAGCAAGGACGGCGTTGTGCTTTCGGGCAACAACCGCACTATGTCGGGCGAGATTGCAGCAAAGAACGGCACAGACAAGGCGTATGTGGACCACTTGCGCGAGTTTGGAGCCATGTTCGGTTTCACTCCCGAGCAGATAGACGGCATGCAGCATCCACGTGTTGTCTTCGTTCCAGACGAGGAATTGCCATACGATGCAAGTACGTTTGCACGCTTCAACGCAGAACAGCAGAAGAAGCAGAGCAAACCTGAGCACGCCGTGAAACTTGGCAAGATTGTTCCTGACAATGTGTTCACAAGCATCACCAATGACATCAGCCGCTTTGACCGCATGTCTGACTACTATGCCGACGACAAATCAGTGGCTTCTGCCATCAGTCAGTTGTTGGATGCAGGAGTTATTAACGAAATGCAGTTACCAGAGCTTCGCACTGGCAATGCTTTGTCGGCAGCAGGTAAGGAACTTATCGAGAACACACTTATAGGCAAAGTCTTCCAGACTTCGCCCGATGCCGTGCGCCAGATTATCAGCACACCGACACTTCGTCAGTCCGTTGTTATGGGCTTGAACGAGATTGCCAACAACCGCACACTTGCCAAGAGCGGCTATGACCTTAGCAAGGAATTGGCAGCAGCCGTTGATCTTGTGAGTCGTGCCAAGTCTGACTCGCCCGATATCTATAAGGAAGGTATGCCGGTATCTCCTTACGGCAGACAGCAGGGTCTGTTTGACGACGAATACGGAGACAGTCGTGTAACTGATGGCGTTACGTTGCTCCTTGCCGATCTGCTAAACAGCGGAAAGCCGAGCGACTTGCGCAAGGTTCTCTCTACATACAATAACGAGGCTGCATCACCTGCTGCAGGTCAGATAGACATGTTCAGCGGAGACGTGACCTCCAAGGAAGAAATTCTCAAAAACGTAAACGAATATTTCAGAAATGCTACACCAAAAGAACAACAAGCCCTCATCGACGCAGCCGTTGCAGAACGCAAACGGAGAGCAGAAGCCGCAGAGTCAGCTGGAGGAGACGAGGCAAGCGAACAAGCTACGGTTGTTGCTGGGAGCGATGCAGAGCCTCAACAGCCAGTCGTAGCCAGTGAAGAACCAGTTAAGGGAAACGAAGCCGATGCCGACGCATTGGCGAAGGAAGCCGAGGAGAAACTAAGCGAGCGCATCACCGATACAGAAGACGAGTGGACGGAGCCAAGCGAATATGGAGAAATCTACAAGCATCGTATGTTCGTTGATGGCAAGGAAGTTATCAAGGTTGACGCTCCTGACAAGAGCAAGAATTATCCCGGAACCTATTATGAGATTGACGGCAAACAGTTTGGCGACCTCTACGAAGTAGCCAACTATATTGACGGCAATGAGCAGCCGTTGTCTGCAAAGATTGAAGCAGCCTCAGCCGAAGTGAACACCGACCCCACCGAGGCACAAAAGGAAGCCGGCAACTATAAGAAGGGACATGTGCAAGTTGGTACGTTCGACATCACCATTGAGCAGCCGCAGGGCAGCGTGCGTAAAGGCACCGATGCTGACGGCAAGCAATGGGAAAGCAAGATGAACAACACTTACGGCTACATTCGTGGTGCCGTGGGTGTTGACGGCGACCACATTGACGTGTTCCTCTCCAATGATATTGACGGTTGGAACGGACGCAAGGTATTCGTAGTGGACCAGTACAATCCCGACGGCAGCTTTGACGAGCACAAGGTTATGCTTGGCTTCAATGATCAAGACGAGGCTAAGGGCGACTACCTTGCCAATTACGAGCAGGGCTGGGAGAATGGCCGCAGAATTGACATTACCGGCGTGAACCTTGAAGACTTTGAAAAGTGGATAGAGTCGAGCAAGAGGAAGACAAAGCCTTTTGGTGAGTACTCGTCGGTGAAGAAGGATGTTGTGGAAATCAACGCACCGGAAGAAGCCGGCTATTCCATCACTCCTTCAACCTACACCAATAAGAAGGGCAAGACGAGCGATGTTTCTCTACTTACCTTTGACCATGACTTGACAGCCGACCAAGAACGTGCCGTCAAGGAGTTTGCCAAAGAACGGACAGGTGAGGGACGCTTTGCCCCTGCACGCGGTTGGAAGGATCGTGAGAGCGGTGGCTGGATGTTCCGTAGTGAAGAGGACGCACGCAAGGCCGCTGAAATGGTTGGTAATGAGGAAGCCGTTGCAGACAACCAGCCAATGACAGCGCAGGAACTTCGCGATGCCGTGGAGCCGAAGAAGCCAACGACAAGTAAGAAGACCGCAAGCAAGAAACCTGCAAACCGCGTAGAGAGCGTGCCAACAGAAGAACCAATAGAGCCGGAGAAGCCTAAGTATGAGGTCAGTGACGAGGAAATGAACGGATTGATGAATGACATTCGTGATATTCTCGGTATTGGTGACGACGAGGGCGATGTCGGGTTTAAGTTCCGTGATCCGAACGAACTGACTGCAGAGCAGCGTCAGAAGCTCATGTCAGTCGGTCAACGTCTGGCCATGGCCATGGTTGAGCGTGGCAATGAGTCGTTTGGCAACTATGCCTCCATGATGGTTAAGGCATTGGGCGACAAGGTACGCCCTTGGTTAAAGGCTTTCTATGGAGGACTGGAGTATGTCCCCGGCTATGACAAATACGCCCTCACTCCATACGAAGAGGTGAAAGCCTTTGACGTGGAGAATTTCGACAAGCCTACCAAGGACGTAATGGCACAAGCCAACATGATAGTTGAGGAAGGCAAGGTACAAGTGGCCGCAGAAAAAGCAAACAATGAATTAAAGGCAACAAGAAATGAGCAACGAAAAGAAACCGAAAAGCAGACAGCAGCAAATACAGATGCTGTTGCAGCAGAAGCAAAGTCTGTTGCAAGCGAAGCAACGGCTCTCGCAGAAACTTCAAGCGACGAGCAAGCCCTCACCGGAGCAGCAGAGCGAGTAGATGAAACCCTCGACAAGGTAAATGAGCAGCTTGCCCTGCTTGGCTACTATGAGGCTGACGAGGTGGAGAAGGACTACAACGAGGCATACGGCTACATGCGTAATGCCGAGAAGAAGGCCGTCAAGGATGCGGCCAACCTTGCAAGCCAGTTGATTTTTGATTTGAACCTTAACCACTATGAGGCTTCTCACTCAAAGCAGACGGATAAGAAAGGCAATCGTAAGAAAAAGCCACTTGCAGTTTCCAACATTTCCCCTATTGGAGGTGATGTGTCTATACACCTGCCATTAGAAGAAGGACGCGAGCTGTATCTGACAATAGGCGTTGAGCCAAGAGCAGCCAAGGGTGTAGAAGGCTTTGGAGGCAGCGACCTTGAAGTTACTCACATCATGTTCCGTGTTGACCATCCTGAAGGCATCGGCAATGACCGCTACGGTAGGAATGTCTTCGTTGACAGCAATGTTACGTATTCTGACCTTCTGAAGCAGGTGCAGCGTGAAGCCTACAAATATCTTATAGGTAGTGGCGTGACCAATGAAGGAGAGTATGCAGCAGGTGACAAGGTGCAGTATTCAACCGATGGTGGCCGCACATGGACTGATGCAGTTGTAGTGCAGCCTAACGATGAGGGCGGCATCCGCATTGACACCGGCCTTGCTCCTGTCATGTGGGTTAATGCTCACCCGGACCAGTTGCGTCATAAGCCGAGCGAGTCAGTCGAGCCGAAGCATGAAGCCGTTGGCGACTTCTACGAGGATGGTATTAACGAGGATGCAGTTGCGGCATTGCCAGAAGACACTGCCATACAGCTCCATGTTGTTGACATTCTCAATCCGGGCATGACTGACCATTCAATGAAGTCGAAGATCGAGAGCCTCAACACATTGCTTCCTAAGATTTCAGACAAGAAATTGTCGGAACTCGACAAGGAGTATGGCGACGACAAGGATATGGGCACCCATATCAAGGCAGAGGTGGCGAGACGTGCCAAGGATGGCGGCGTTCAGCCAACATCATCAGAGAAACCAGCAGACAAGCCAAAGCCTGCATCCAAGAAAAAAGCAACTAAGAAAGTTAAACCAGAGCAGCCTATAGGTGATTTGTTTGCCGGGCTGTTTGATAATACATCAGACAATGGATTACAAGGAAATGATGAAGCGGTACGCACCGAAACAGTGCCAGCCGACAATAGTGGACAACAGCAAGGACTACGAGAAAGCCAAGGAAGCCCTCGCAAAACAGCTGCACAAGAAGGTGGAAGACCTGACGGAGGACGAGGAGGACAAAGCACTGGCAAAGATAGGGCTGTGTCCGCTGGACTTCATGGACTGACCCAGCCGAAGAATACACGCAACAACCATTCAGAGCGTGGCGCAGACCATGCCCCTACTTCGGTGAATGGCAGAATAGAGGCCAATATCAAGGCTATTGAGTTGGCGCATGAATTACTTGAGAGCGGTGAGACTGCCACTCCTGAGCAGATGAGTGTGCTTAGACAATTCAGTGGTTGGGGTGGTCTTGGAGCCGCTTTCAGCGACGGAGGCTATGACTGGAAACAGCGTGAGCGTAACAAGAAAATACGTGAGTTGCTTGGAGAAGAAGCCTACGAGCAAGCCGTTATGAGTGCTAACAGTGCCTACTACACCCCTGCATACGTTGTTGATACACTTTGGGACATTGCAAATCAGCTTGGTTTCAAGGGTGGCAACATCTTGGAGGGTTCTGCAGGTATTGGCAACATTTTGGGACAGATGCCTACAACGGTAAGCGAGCGCAGTAACATTCACGCCATTGAGATAGACGGCACATCTGGCGGCATTCTCTCATTGCTCTATCCCGATGCCAAGGTGGAGATACAAGGTTTTGAGCAGACACGCATACCTAATGGCAGTGTGGATCTGGCTATTACCAATGTACCTTTCGTTACCGGGTTGCGTGTGAATGACACCACAGGCGACAGTGACCTTTCTAAGAAGTTCCACAATATCCACGACTTCTGTATAGCCAAGAATGTGCGTAAGTTGCATGAGGGTGGATTGGGTATCTTCATTTCTTCAAACGGCACACTCGATAACAGCAAGGCTTTGCGCGACTGGGTTGTGAACGAGGGAGGTTCGGACTTCATCGGAGCATTCCGCATGAATAACAAGACCTTTGGCGGTACAACCGTCACGTCGGACATCATCGTTATCCGCAAGCGAGTGAATGGTCAGAAGTCGGCACAAGCCATTGACGTGAGCAGCATCAGCGGTGAGCGCACGGCCGAATATGAAGAACCAGGCGCACGCAAGGCCAAACAACTCTCCATGGACTACAACAAGTATTTCATCGAGCACCCAGACCACATGGCCGGTGAAATGCGCTTTGCCTTTGAGGAAGGTGATACATTCAGACCTACGAGCAAGGGACTCTACCCGGTAAGCGGCAAAGACCAAGGCAAGATGCTGGTTGATTTCGTTAAATCGTTCACTGAAGAAGATAGCAACAAAGCGACCACTACAGATCACCACGATGTTTCACTTGTGCTTGATGCGTCAGCGGACGGCAAGAAACTTGGTGAAATGTATATGAAAGACGGCCAGATTGTTTTGGCCAGCTTTGGCGGTTACTATCCTCTTGAAGTGAACGACAAGAAGATAAAGGGACACACCAAGCAGGAGTGTTTCACTGCTTATGCTGCCATCAAAAGTGCATTGGCCGATGTTATGCAGTACCAGACAGAGAACGAGAGTGATGCAGGACTGAAACCATTGATTGCCAAACTCAACAAGGCATACGATGCCTTTGTCAATACCTACGGCCATTTCAACAAAAACAACCAATTAGCATGGTTGCGCAATGATGTGGACTATCCTAATGTGTTCTCATTGGAGACATATAAGGAGCAAGGAGACGGCAAGGGAGGCGTTGTCAAGACCTACGATAAGGCCGATGTGATGAAAGGCCGTGTCGTGGAAAAGGAAAGCGAGCCGCACCCTGAGAATGTCAAGGACGGTGTTGTGGTGAGCATGTTCAAGAACGGACGCATTGATGTTCCTTACATTGCAAGCCAGCTCGGAAAGAGTGAGACGGAAGTGAAGCGTGAAATCATTGACAGCGGACTCGGCTTTGAAGACCCTACGACACGACAGATGGAAGTGTCATACCAGTATCTGAGCGGTAACGTGAGAGAGAAGCTGAAACAAGCTGAGGCCAACAATGATAATGGCGAATACAGCAAGAATATCAAGGCATTGCAGGATGTGGTTCCTATGAATATTCCTGCACACTTGATAGACTTCACGCTCGGTTCGTCATGGCTTGACCCAAAACTATATGACGAGTATGTGAAAGAGCGTACCGACATAGACGTGCATTTCACAGCAGCTGGTGGAACATGGTTTATGAAAGCCCCGACCTATGGTGTGAACGTTGAGAAGAACCGCGCAATGGGTATTGTGAGCGAAATGCTTAAGAAAACAATAATGGGCCATGAACTCATTTCGGCCGCAATCCAGAACAAAAGCATTATCGTGTCACGTACGGAAAAGCATTATGACGGCACAACGGAAACCATCACAGACCGTGAGGCTACGGCAGCATGTGCAGCCAAGATAGACGAGATACGTCAGGACTTCAAGGACTGGGCGCGAGGAAAGATGCAGAGTGACGCGGACTTGTCAGCACGCATGGAGCAAGAGTATAACGACCGCTTCAACAACTATGTTCCTATGAGCATACCTGACGACTTTGTACCTGAATACTTCGGTGGCGCAACACACAAGTTCAAGATGCGCTCACACCAAGGTAAGGCCATTGTACGAGGTACAATGCAGCCGTTGTTGCTTGCCCATGAGGTTGGTACCGGCAAGACATTCACCCTTATCTCCACCGCAATGGAGATGCGCAGACTCGGTACGGCACGCAAGCCTATGATCGTGGTACAGAATGCCACCGTAGGACAATTTGCAGCTTCAGCTAAGGAACTCTATCCAAATGCCAAGATACTTACGCTTGAAGATAATGACCGCAATGCGGAAGGTAGAAAGAATTTCTATGCAAAAATCAAGTACAACGATTGGGATATGATAGTTGTACCTCAGAGTACCTTTGAGTTTATCCCCGACAGTGACGAGCGTCAGATGCAGTTCGTACAGGACAAGATAGACGAAAAGATGCTTGTTCTTGAACAGATGCGTGAGGCAGACTCCAGCGGCAGAGACCCTATAACAAGGCGTGCTGAAAAGGAATTGGCCGACCTCCAAGCAGAAATGGCAGCATTGTCAGAAGGTATCTCAAAGAAGCGCACAGCCAACAATGAAAAGAAGAAAGCCGTTGCCAAGCAGAACGCAGCTGTCAAGGCGCAGGAAATGCTCGATCGCCGCACGGATGATGTGGAGAACTTTGATGATATGGGAATTGATGCCCTGCTCATTGACGAGGCGCACGAATACAAACACCTCGGTTTTGCAACAGCCATGCAGCGCGGTGTGAAAGGCGTTGACCCATCATACAGTAAGAAGTCGCAAGGAGTGTACTTGAAGACGCAAGCCATATTGGAGAAGAATAACGGTCGAAATGTTATCTTCGCCACTGGTACGCCTATCAGTAATACAGCAGCAGAGATTTGGACTTTCATGCGTTATCTCATGCCAAAGGACACCATGAAGGAATATGGTATCTACTACTTTGACGACTTTGTGCGCAACTTCGGCAATATACAGCAGATGCCAGAGTTCAACACAAGCGGCAAGTTCAAGGAAGTGAACCGCTTTGCCGGATATGTGAACCTGCCCGAATTGGTTCGTATATGGTCAGGGGTAGCAGACACCGTGCTGACCAAAGACCAGACGGAACTTGTGAAGAAGATACCAGAAATGGAGGGCGGCAAGGCGCAGGACATCTATCTACCACAGACACGCGCTCTTCGCAGTGTGATGAAATATGTGCGTGAAGAACTTGAACGCTTTGACAAAATGAGCGGCAAGGAGAAGAAGGAAAACAGCAGCATACCTCTCACTATGTATGGTATTGCTCAAGGAGCCGCTGTTGATGCCCGACTTGTGGAAATGCACGCAGAGGATGATCCGAGGAGTAAGACTAACGAGGCCGTACGCCAAACCTTGCGTTCGTTGAAAGAGACTGACGACTACAAGGGTACTGTAGCCATCTTTGCCGACCATTACCAGAATAAGCGCAGCGGTTTCAACCTGTATGAGGACATCAAGAAGAAACTCATCCAGCAGGGTGTTCCCGAAAGCGAGGTTGTCGTAATGAAGCCCGGCATGACCATCAAGAAGAAGTTGGAAATCTTCGACAAGGTTAACCGAGGTGAGGTGCGTGTTATTCTCGGTAGTACTGCAACCCTTGGTACTGGTGTAAACATACAGGAACGTCTGCATACCCTTATACACCTTGATGCGCCAAACCGTCCGATGGACTACACGCAACGCAACGGCCGCATCTTGCGACAGGGCAATCTTCACAAGCAATGGAATAAACCAGTCCGTGTGCTTCGTTTCGGTGTGGAAGATAGTCTTGACGTAACTGCATATCAGCGATTGAAGACCAAAGGTGCGATTGCTGATAGTGTTATGGAGGGTGACCGACTGATGCAGGACAGCATGAATAACCGTGTGCTTGAAGAGGAAGAAGATGTGTTCGGCGACACTGTTGCTCAACTCTCTGGTAGTGAATACGCCCTGCTGAAAAACAATGCGGAGAAGAATGTGCGCAAGTACGAAAGCCGCAAAAAGCAGTGGGAAGCCGACCAAACCTATATTCACAATGCCAAGCCAAAGTTGGAGGGACAGATAAAGGCTGCAGAGCAACGAGCAGAGGAAGCTAACGCCCAGCTGCTTGCAGTGCAAAAAGCATTCCCCGATGGCAAGTTCACAGAGATAACTGTTGGCAAACTGAAATTTGCTTCGGTTGATGCCATGGCTGACTTCATCAAGGAACACAACAAGAAAATCCTCGATGCAGTAAAGGCGATGAAAGAGAACCCCGGCAATAACGTCCAGACAAATGCTCTTACTTTGTCATTGGGAGGTTACGACTTTGTTGTCAAGACAGAGATGTCGCGAGAGACTGTGAACAATGGCGGACTGCTGTTTGCCGAGATACATCGTAGAATGAGCTACTCATGTCCTGAACTTGGTCTGAATAATGTTCCTGTAAAGCAGTCGCTATTGCGCAATGCCGTTGAGGACATCACCGAGAATGTAATCACAGGTAGGGACTTTGCCGAGCGGTTCGACATTGCTACACGTATGGTACAGCACGGCAAATCAGAGTTAGAACAACTAAAGCAGCGTGAAGGTAAGCCGTTTGAGTTTGGAAAGGAACTCGAAGAAGCCAAGCGTCAGTTTGAGGAATATGCCGAGGCCATGAAGGTAGAAATGGAAGAAAAGGAGAAGAAGTATGCCGAAATGGACGCAAGTGTTGACGCAGCTACTGATGTCGTTGCAGACGATGAGGATGAGGCCGCAGAAGACAAGACTAAGTTTCGTTTGCTTGATGCTGACGACCCTAAGGCAATGGAGCTGGAGTCTTTGCCAGAGAGTGAGTTGGTTCCTGTTTACCGTAATGTGCAAGCCTTTGAGGATGATGCACTTGGTTCACCTATGGCATTTACCGATGCCGAGACAGGCGAGCGCAGAACATTGGAAGGCAGACGTTGGAACTATTCTGCGCCTCCAAAGGTGGAACTCACCGAGGAGCAGCAGCGCAAGTTGGACGAACTCAACAAGAATGGCTACATCATGGTTGACGGCAAAAAGAGTACAGAGTTGCAGATCAATGACGGTTTGAAATTCGTGAAGCCTAAGACCAAGGAGGCACAGTTGCAGTACTTCCTGAAGAAGAACCCCGAAGACAAGGGCTTGTGGGCAGCATACGACCCATACGACCATGCCATCGAAACACCTTTGAACACACAGTTTGGCGAGGCATACAAGAGACTGAACCTTGTTGTGGTGCGTAGCCTCATCCCGAAATCGGAGATAGACGAGCCGTTCCACGCAGACTATGCTTTGTTGCCTACCGGTGCCCATCAGTGGAACAATGGCCGCACGCTGTATCTTTCACGCTGGAGCAAGATAGACAAGGTGCTCACCCGTGAGGAGGAAGCGAAGCTCATTGACGAGTACTGGAAGAACCACCCGGAAAAGCGTGAGGAGCTAAAGACCCACCGTGACTACAACCGCTTTGTTCCACAAGTGCGCAGAGAGTTGGAGAAGATGGGTTACCGCTTTGAACTTGACGGCAAGGAGTTGACACCAGAGGAGAGTCTTGCACTCGACAAGCAGAACTGGGAGAGCCGTGATGTTATCCCCGGACGCGAGGGACATACTCCATTCGTCAGCAACGAAGACATAGCACGCATCAATGCGAAGATGGCCGGCAAGTGGGTAGGCGAACCGAAGGAAGCAATGGAAAGTGCAATGAGCGATAGAGTGACCGAGTTGTCCGAACGTCTGCATACTCCAGTGCGCATCATACGTACAGAGGAAGAAATTGCTGCATTACCTTCCGTGCGCCAGCGCAGAATGAAGGGTAGCTTCAATCCTATGACCAGCGAGGTGACTATTGTTGTTCCCAACAATGCTAACATGGCAGACATTGAGAATACGTTTGTGCATGAGGTTGTGGGTCACGATGGTTTGCGCGTGCTGTTCCCTGATGAGGCTAAGCTGAACAATGCCCTTGATGAACTCTATCGTGTGTCTAAGGACGAGATACGCGGCACCATTGACCGCATGGCGCAGAAGATGTACGATGCTGAGGTGGACCGCATACGTGAGAAGAAACGCAAGGAGCATGTAGCCAATGGCGAGGATGCCAACGCTTCATACTATGCAGACATGGCAGCAGCACATGCCGAGGCCGGAAAGAAGCGTGAGCAGTTCAAACGTGATGCAACAGAGGAATATGGAGCCGACCTTGCCGGACGTATCGGTGAGAAAGGCTTCGAGAAGATGAGTGCCGAAGAACTTACGTTCTGGGGCAAACTGAAAGCCATGCTCCAAAAGGCTCTACAAAAATTGTTGGCCGGATTGAAAATCCCCGGCAAGAGAAAGTGGAGTGATAAGGACTGGGCGTTTGTGCTGCATGAGGCATACAAGCGTAAGAAGAATGGTGGTAAGCCTACTGTGTTCGATGCCGCTGATACTGAGGTTATGCGCAGAAAAACTGGCTTTGGAGATACTAAGTTCAGTGATGGAAAGCGTGAGCAACAGACTGCTAACGAACGTTTCAACAATGAACTTACACGCTATCAGAATGGCGAAATGGATAAGAATGAAATGCTACATCTTGGCAGACCACAAGGTGTAATGCGTACTTTCCTCCCAAACTTGCCTATTGTTATGCGTCAGCGTGTAATAAAGAAAGGTTCGGAGAAGAAGCATGACGTAGATGTATCTGCCATAATGAACATGCCGCAGCACTTATCTTCGCCTATATTCGTGTTCCAACGTAGCGAAGACACCATTGGCGTACTTACTGACATGAGAGACCGCAACGGCAAAAACGTATGTGTGGCTATTGAATTGAAGCGACAGATACAGCAAGGTGCGGAATATCTCGAAGTGAATGATGTGCGTTCGTTCCACGGCAGAGAATTCAAGAACATCGTAGAACCGATTGCGAATAACAAGACATTGAAGTGGGTGGATAAAGAAAAAGGACTCGCTTATCTCTCCTCAGCGTCACAACCGGTTCAGCAGGAAATAGACAAGCAAGTCCTTGATACTGCGACAAAGGTAGTCAAAGATTTTGTAAATCCCAAAGTTTCTGACGAAAATATTGCAGATGAGGGCATTATGTTCCGCGATGGTGACATGGGACTTGAAGAAACCATCACTAAGATGAAGGTTGAGGCAAGCCAAGCGAACGCCGACAACTGGCAAGCCAAGCAGGACGCAATGAGAGCCATCGGTGGCAATCTGAACAAATTGCGTCAGGCAATGGCACGTCAGAGAGAGTATGACCTATCAACCGTTAAGAGCATAACAGACCTTGCAAAGGTGTTGCTTGAAAACGGATTGCTCGATGATCTGAGCAAGTATGAGACAAAGCGCATCCTATCAGCCGTGAACAATGTACATGGCAAGCAGGACGTAAGTGATTACGTACAGAAGGTTATGGACATCATGGTTGACAACCAGCTACGCATGGGAGCTAACCAGCTGGGCAAACTCCTTTCCATTCGTGGAAGCCGCGTTGACGCACGAGGCATTGAGGTACAAGGACAGCTTGACCCGGAAGGCCAGCGTATAGCGCAGGTGGTTAGGAAAGCCACTTCCTTACCAAAGGAGAACATAGAGGAGCGCATTGCCGACTGCACCAACCGTATGGGTAGTGACGACAATGCCGTAGCCGAGGAAGCAGCCATTGAGTACAGCGGTCTGTTGCTTGCCCATCAGTTTGTAGAGGATATTACCGAAAGCAAGGCTGAGGAAAAGGCTCTCCGCGAAAGCATTAAGGAAGCCAAGGCCGACTTGGATGCAGGAACGATGGAAGCCGATGCTTACCGTGAATACGTGGAGTCAACCAACGATGCCATCCGTCAGAATAAGATAGAGCGAGCCGAAGCCTACCGCAGCATCGTGGAGCAAGTAGGCGGTGTTCTTGGTGGCAGCGTTGAGCGAGCTAAGGCATGGCGTGAGGCAGAGAAGCAGCGCGTTGAGACCATCCATCACAATGCCAACTCCGATATGACCGGAAGACCCAATGACGAGCATCACAAGGAAAGCAAGGCACAGAAGATAGCCAATAACAGTATAGTGCGCTTTGTTCTTGCACCTTTAGGCACGTTCGACCAGATGCTGAGAATGTTCGGTAAGAAAAGCGTGAACGGTGAGGGCTACTTGTGGAACCGCTATATGCGTGGATGGGTTGAGGCTACCGAAAAGGAATACACCGGTTATCAGAACGCCTTGAAGACGCTCGACGAGAAGGTTAGCGAAGTATTCGACAAGAAGATGAAATGGGGCGACCTGTTCTCTTTGGAGCGCAACCTTCCAAAAGCGACCGTTACCTTCTGGGACGGTGGCGAGCAGAAGGCACACGAACTGACACAAGGCAACCTTCTGTATATCTACATGGTTGACAAGATGGCAGACGGCCGCATGAAGTTGCGCCGTATGGGTATCACCGAGGAAGACGTGGAGAACATAAAAGAATTTGTTGATCCTCGTTTCTTGGAACTTGCCGACTGGATGCAGGACGAGTTCCTTGTGGAAAAACGTAACGAGTACAACGAGGTGCATAAGCGCATGTTCGGTGCTTCAATGGCAACGATTGAGAACTACTTCCCTTTGAAGATACTTGCCAATGCGAGAATTGAAGAAGTGGACGTAGCCGACGATACAACCGACACCGCATTGCCAGCGACCTCAACCGGTAGCATCATCAAGCGCAGACGCAACAATCTTGCCCTTGACGTGATGGGTGCAGACGCATTCAGCGTTATACTCGACCACATTCAGCAGATGGAACGTTGGGCATCCTTTGCAGAGTTCAACCGCGACTTGAACACCTTGCTGTCATACAAGCGTTTCCGCAATCAAGTTATGAACATGACGAGTGTTTATGGTGGTGGCAAGACTCTGTGGAAGAATTTCCGCAATGTGTGTAGTATGGCCGCAGGAGCCTATCGCCCACCAATTGCAGCCCTTGACAAGGCCGCAGTGAATGTGGCGAAGGGCGTAACGGCAGCCAAGGTTAGTTTCAGAGTGTTCACGGCATTAAAGCAGTTCCTCTCTATGCCAGCTTATCTTTCTGACAGCAGCCCTGTATATCTTGCAGGAAACATTGCCAATCCGATAGGAGCTTGGAAGTGGTCAATGGAAAACCTTCCACTCTTCGAGAAGCGTTGGAAGAGCCGCATGGCAGGAGACCCAAGACTGATGAAGAGCGAAATGGACTGGAAGATGTGGCAGAACCGCGCTGTTGAAATAGCCTCGCGTATCGGTATGTCTCCTAATGCCTTTGTCGATGCACTGACAGTTGCCATAGGTGCACACTCTATGTATCAGACCAAGAAGAAGAAATATCTTCGTTACGGCTATGATGAAGAGACCGCAGAGAAGCGAGCCAAGCAAGACGCTACTATTCTGTTCAACCAGACGCAGCAGTCGAGTGAAAGCGCGTTCCTATCTATGATGCAGACCGACCGTTCATGGCTGAGCGTTCTTTTCACAGTGTTCAGGAACTCGTCAATGTCGTACACACGTCAGCTGTATGATGCACTCCGTAACCTCAAACACTGCTTTGAACCCGGTTACAAAGGACTCACTGAGGAGTATCTTTCCAAGCAGATGCGCAGAGACGGCATAGATCCAGACAAGGCCGACCAGAACGCCAAGAGCGAGTATAGAAGAAGCCTGATGCGTGATATAGTCCGCGTAGGCGTGTTCGGCTATCTGTTGCAGTTTGCTTGGAACTTGGGAGCCTATCTGCCCTATCTCCTCTTAGGTGACGACAAGGACGAGAAGAGCGACATGTGGCATGACATCTTCTGCCATACCATGTTCGGCAGTATAGAAGGCTTGACTGGAGGTGACGTGATGAGTGCTGTAGGTAATGGCTTTGCTAAAGGCGAAGGTTTGAACCTATTCTCCGCTTCAAAGGATATGCCTCTTAGTTCAGACTTGCAGAACATTGTAAACAAATGGAACAAAGACAAGGTTGCCGCCATGAACGACGTGACCAACTTGATGGTTCAGTCTGGTATAGGTGTCAATCCCCAATCGCTGACAGATGCAGTGGTTGCCATCATGGACTACTGTGGTGACGACGCAAACACCTCTCGCGAGTGTGCCCTGCTTATCACGCGCATCATCAACTGCCCACAAAGTCAGATCGACAAGATTTACTTTGACGAGCTTAACGCAACGGCAGCAGAGGCGCAAGGCATGACCCCGGCAGAGATAGCCGAGCGATATGCCCGATATAAGATGCACAGAGGCGCACCGTTGACCGGATGGGCGTACACTGATGAAGCTCGCGACTCCGTAATGACTGCCCAGCAGAACCGAGTGCTTACGAAAGCCAAGAAGAAGTTGAACAGCAGAATGGAGACTGAGGAAACCAAACAGTTGCTCAGAGATTACGATGCTGTTGCCAAGCAAGAGACCGCATTGTCGAAGATAAAGAAGACGGACCGTGCAGCCTACCGCGAGGGAATGAAGCAGCTACGCCAGTCGAACGACATGCGCCAGCACATGCGCTTGAAGCGATACAAGCATGACATGAATGAACTCACGTCGAAGTATCTACGCTGCAAGAGTGCAGAGGAACGAGACTCGATTGTCAGCACGATGTTCAGTACACGTGCGAAGATGCTTGAAGACATCGACAGATTGAATCAACAATAGTTAAACAACAAAGGACGGTGCAAGGAATTACCTTTGCACCGTCCCAAATTATAAAATTATGGCAAGAAGAAAATTACATAAGGCGAGTGCTGTCATGCCTCATGAAGGAATGGACAGCGTAGCTACAGCCAAGCACACGTTGGGCGGTAACCGTGCATTTGAGGTATTGTGGCAAGCCCAGCAGTATTGGCTTGCTATGGATACGTTCCGCAGAGACCGTGAACGTAACAAGAACTACACCTACGGACGGCAGTGGGATGACTACGTTTGTGTGAATGGTCGGAAAATACGCGAAGAGGAACTCATCAAGAAGCAAGGTAATGTACCCTTGAAGAACAACCTCATTCGTCGTATGGTACAAGCTGTACTTGGTATATACCGCAGTCAAGCCAAGGAACCAACTTGTACGGCACGAGACCGCGACGAGCAGCGTTATGGCGAGACGATGAGTACCGTGTTGCAATGCAACATGCAGCTGAACCGCATGACAGAGATAAACGCACGATGTATGGAGGAGTTCCTTATTTCGGGCTTTGTCGTGCAGCGTAAGTGGTATGGCTGGCGAGAAAACAAGCTGGACTGTTGGACTGACTATGTACAGCCCAACAACTTCTTCATCGATAACAACATGAGGGATTTTCGAGGTTGGGATTGCAGTTGTGTGGGCGAGGTGCATGACATATCGTTTGAGGAACTGTGCGGACGCTTTGCCAAGGACGGAAACGATTACAACCGTCTGGCCGAGATATACAAGTTTGCCAAAGACAAATCGTATCTCAGTGCTACGTTTAATCATTTTGGCCATCCTTTGCAGGGCAACTTTGATTTTTTTGTTCCGTATGATGTGACACGTTGTCGTGTAATAGAAGTGTGGAGGAAGGAAAGCAAACCACGTGTCCGCTGCCATGACGTAAACAACGGCGATGTGTTCAAGATAGACATTGAGGATTTCCAAGCCCTTGTAACAGACGAAAACAACAAGCGTTTACAAGAGGCCCGTGAGCTTGGTATGGACGAGAGCGATGTGCCGCTTATCCGTTGGGAGTGGTTTATGGATAGCTACTGGTATTATTACATGCTCACTCCGTTTGGTGACATTCTGGAAGAAGGCGAAACCCCATACGAGCACAAGAGCCATCCGTATGTGTTCAAAGCATATCCGTTCATCGACGGTGAGATACATAGCTTTGTCAGCAATGTAATAGACCAGCAGCGATACACAAACCGTTTGATTACGATGTACGACTGGATTATGCGAGCTTCGGCAAAAGGTGTGCTGTTGTTCCCGGAAGACTGCTTACCGAAGGGAATGTCAATGGACGATGTTGCCGACGAATGGGCACGCTTCAACGGCATCATCATGATCAGGACACCGAAGGCCGGAACGCCATTGCCTCAGCAGATAGCCAACAACTGCACACAGATAGGTATCTCAGAGTTGCTGAGCATGCAGTTGAAGTTCTTCGAAGACATATCCGGCGTTAACGGCGCATTGCAAGGCAAGCCCGGTTATTCGGGTATGTCGGCCAGTCTGTACAATCAACAGGCACAGAACGCCTCAACGTCTCTGCTTGACTTGCTCGACACGTTCTCTTCTTTCGTAAAAGAAGGTGCGTATAAGGACGTGAAGAACATTCAGCAGTTTTACGACACGCCACGTGTATTCAACATTGCAGGAAAGAACTCTACCATTGTGGAGTACGACCCGAAGAAGATACGCGACGTAGAGTTTGACCTTTCGATTGTGGAGAGCACAGCAACCCCAGCATACCGCGCTCTAACCAACGACATGCTTATGCAGTTGTGGGAAAAGAACGCTATCAGCGTGGAGCAGCTGTTGGAACACGGCGACTTTCCATTTGCCGACGAGTTGCTGCAGAGCATCAAGTCACAAAGGGAACAGCTGGAACAAGGCAAGGTGCCGGACGGCATTTCTCCGGAACTTGCGCAGCAGGTTCAGCAAAACGCAAACGCATCTGCCATGCAACAGGCACAGCAGATGCTACAAGCGTCTTAATAAAACTATCAGATGGAAGCCTCGGAAACGGGGCTTCTGTCTTTTCTAAGTGTACGGTTAACAATAGGAACCCATTCAGGCATATCCATTTCCCAGAAGCAGATATGCAGACCTATTGCACGTGTCATAAGCAAGTCGTCATGTTTGCCAGTAATAGCACCATACGCACCGTTCTGTTTTCGCTCATAGGTGTTGTATTCATCCAGACAGCGTTTGTCGCGCTCGATATAGAGCCGGTCGCGTACCACCTTGATGAGGGTAGAGATAATCATCGGCTTTGTTGACACATTGGTATGGAAGCCATATTTACGCGGTGCGCCCTCCCTTATTTCATCCTCCGACTGCTTGCGTGCATACAAGTTCGGGTAGATGTCTGAAATCTGATTGAGTATATATTGCGACTGGTCGCCACCTTCCACCTGACGCTCCTTGTCGTGAGTCTCCAACGTGTTAGACTCAATGACCAGAAGAGAATTGTCGTAGAACGCCGCTATCTGTGCTGCACGCCAAGCGAGTTGGTCTATGTCGCAATGTCCGTACCACTGAGCCACCACAGACGGCGGCTCGCTACCATCAATCATACTAAGCCTGTCGAATACCACGATAACAGACCAGTCAGCTTTATTGGAACGTCCACCCACATCGACAACGGTAAGATAACGGTTGACAACTTCGTAGCCTTCGAATGTTTCCGGCATTGCCCATATAGAAAGTAATCCTTGCCTGTCTGCACGGAAACGGAGATTGGAAAGTGCATCCTCTCCTTCGTCTCCATCAGCATACACCTCACCGATATACTGAGGCTGCTTGCAGAACCGCTCGAACTTCTTGACACGGTATTTGTCGAACACCATAGAACCAGAATGAACGAAAGCCTCCACATCATCAGAAGGGAACTCGGAAGCCATTACAGCAAAGTCGTCCTTACCAGCACGCTCCTCTATGTACCAGTTGATGGCCTCCAGTGTAGCTCCTTTCTCCCATAACGACCAAAGGTAGCGTCCGGACTCCTCACGATTGGACGGCACATAGGCATTCTCTCTGTTTTCGTACAGCCATTGTGCAAATTCACGCATTTCGTCAGCCGAAGCAAACTGCTTGGAATACTGCTCAATCTGAAACCACGAAATAAAAAGAGCTTCATATTGTGATTTGATTGTAGGGTCTGCAGCAGCCGTATATTCTGTGTGGAAGAAGTTTCCTGTTCCATTCGGTGTACTCTCCATTACGATCATCGTGAATGGTTCCAAAAGAATACCGGAACATGCCGAACGCACGATGTCCTGCGGTGACTTACCTTCTGTCTTTTGCCACAAGCCGACCTCTGACAAATGCACAAGAGAATAGGCACCGCCACGGCATCCATTAGGACGCTCAGCAGTGCCAACCTTAATCTTGCAATTGCGTTGTGGTACGCGATGAGTGGAGCCAGACTTACCTACACCAACCAACTTCGGCTCGTTCTCGGAATATGCCTCACCCAGTTTGTGCAGGAACTCTACCGGGTATCTGTCAATCATGAGGTCGAACATATCCTTGATTTCGTCAGAAGCCGCTCCTTGATGTGCAATGATAAGTGAATTTAGTCCCTTTCGATGGTTGAACTGAAGCCATGCCATGTAGAGCTGTGTTGTAGTAGAACCACCCCACTGTCGAGCCTTCAACAATATTAGTCGTATAGGGAGACGAGCTTTTCTCTTCGCCTCAAAACGAGACACCAAAATACGCTGCGGATAGTAAAGCCGGAACAACACGTCCTTACCAGCCTTCTTGTTGTGGATATAGACGAGCGTAGCCGCCCAGAAAGGGAAGTCGTGTTTGAAGCGTAGTCGTATGAACTTACGCGAGACCTTGATGTAATCATCATCGTTTGGCTCAACATGGAGAACAGACGAAAGAAACTTGTCGATAGACCCAGCCTTGACAAGTTTCTTCACCATTTGTATTTTCATCATCTCTACAGGGAGCCATTGGACGGGTATGGCAAAGTCAGAGATACACACTCGCACACGTTCCCCTATGGACCCTTCACCCGTGACCGGGTCGAAGTGAGCGAACATCACCTCATTTCGCCGGTCGTTTTCAGCGAGTAAGCGTGCAATCTCTGTATCTATCATATTGGTTGTCATACCATCCATTCTTTATTCGGTAAATAAATTCGCCCACTGTACGAGGCGTGAGATAGAATTTCGGTGCAGGTTGATTTACTATTTTCGTCACAAGTTCGTACACCGATTTGTCGGGCTGTTTCTCACGTAGTATAACGAACCTTCGGTAAATCTCCTCAAACATTTCACGCTTGTTGCTCCTCATCCTTGGCATCGGTTTTCCAGCTGCCATTGCTGAAATGACAATAGCAGCCCTCTCCTCGCTCACCCAAAAGCGAGAAGCCGGAGACTGAGCGACAAGTTCGAAGATGACCGGCATCACGATGATGGATGCCTCTGCGAGTTTCTCCCGATATGCCCTCATGAGGTCGTTATTACGTTCGCGTGTAAATTCAAGAATGCTGCCAAAGTATTTCATAAAAGTGCTCGATTGTTTCCTCAAAGTTACAGAAACGAGGTCACAAAAGTTAAAAGTCAGTCCACATCTTATATAGGTATTTTTGCAAATGAATATGACACATTCTAAAGATTTTGAAGATAATGGCTGATAACAACGGAGTTAAGAGCAGACGCGACCAACAGTTGGAACGGCTGCGAAAGAAATATCCCGACAAGAAGTTCGAGGATGATGAGGAGATTTACGGTCAGATTTACGACGATTACGACCAATACGAGCAGGATCTTAGCGGCTACAAGGACAGGGAAAAGGCCATGTCCGACATGTTTGCCGCTGACCCGAGAAGTGCACAGTTCCTTGCTGATATGCACAATGGTAACGACCCCTACGTCGGGCTTGTAAAAAACTTCGGCATAGAAATACAGGACGTACTTGACGATCCTAAAATGCAGGAGAAGATAGCCGAGGCCAACAAGGACTATGTGGAGCGTGTAGCCAAGTCAAGACAGCTTGACGAGGAATATGAGAAGAACATGGACGCAAGTCTTGAAACCCTTCGTCAGTTCCAAGAAGAGCGTGGCATGAGCGACGTACAGATTGACGCTGTAGTTGATGCCGTTTTGACCGTGGTTCGTGACGGTGTAATGGGCAAGTTCTCGAAAGAGACTCTTGCAATGTTCGTGAATGCCATCAACCATGACAGTGATGTAGCCTCAGCAAGTGAAGAGGGACGTGTTGCCGGACGCAATGACAAGATTGTGGAAGGCTTGCGCAAGCGAGACAAAGGCGACGGCACATCACCACTGAACGGCAAGAATGGCGGTGCGCCCAAGAACAAGAGAAACATGGACATCTTTGACTTTGCAAATGCTGCAAAATAATACGTCATGAGCATTAGTGTAGAATTTCCAAATACAAAGCCACGTGAACCCTCACAAGGAAGTGCAGGATTGCGAACACATATCGGTGGTGCCTGTACCACTGTAAGTGCGTTAATGGAAGCAAGCAAAGCTATACATAACGAAGGCTTTGTGAAGAAAAGCATTGTCAAGGTACCGGCAAAAACGAAACATAACAATAACAAATAAAAAAAATTAAAATGAGCGTAGAAGTAACAACAACCCAGCAACAGAACTCTGGCAGTGCAAACACGCCAGATAGTCCTGAACTTACTCCAAGTGCTGGTTCCGCTGGTCTTCAGACACAGTTAGGTGGTGCGCCTACTACCGTCAGTGGAGTAGAGAACGCATCAGGAGGTATGGGCGAACTTGTAATGCCCGAAGTTGACAAACGAATTTTCATGTTTGAACGTGATCAGAACTCTTTGATGCAGCTTATGCTGATGGCAAAGTCCGTGAACGTTCATAGCATGGAAGTGAAACACTATGCAATTGACCAAGGCACACCAATCGTTACGGTTGCATCTGTTAATGGCAATACTATCACGTTGGTAAATGCCGACCAGAAGAAAGTTCGAGCATACGACACTCTTATGGTCAAGGGAGTCAAAGGCTACGACTTTATCGGTGGTACCAATGTCAAGAGCCGTCGTCCCCTCCAGCTCTTTGTAAAGAGCGTGAACAACGACGACACAATCACCTGTATAGCAACCAACGGTGTTAAGCAGGCTGCGACAGACCAGTATGGCAGTCTTCCAACAGCAACCTCTCCAACAGCAAGCAATACCAATATCATAACAGCAGGTACGAAGTTAGTACGTATGGCTAATGCCATGTATGAGACTCAGAAGTGGGTTGACCCCAATACTGTCATTCCTTCTCCAGACGACTTGTACTTGCAGAAGCGAGGTATGACAAGCATCGTATCAAAGTATCTTGCCGACCAGAACATGGAGATACCTTACGATGAGGCTGTCAAGGCAGAGGCTCAGTTGCGTGAGTTCAAGGCTGCCGGCAACCGTACGCTTCTCATTTCTCAGCAGAACAAGATGCTTGTACGTTCAAGCATGGGTGACGACCAGTGGGACTATACAACCAATGGTGTTCGTTGGCAGGTGAAGCGTGAGGTGAAGCATCGTGGCAAGTGGACATTTGAGGATGTAATGTCTCTCATCAAGCTATATTACGGTGGCGCAGACAAGCCTAAGTCCGGTCTCTTCCTCGTTGGTAACAATCTTGGTCAGAACTTGCAGCTCATTGACTGGAGCAAGCATCCAGAGGTCAAGATGGAGCCTTACACAAATGAGAGACTTGGCTGGAAGGTGACACGCCTGTCCTGCATCTTCGGTGAGCTTCAGATTAAGATTGAGCCGACGTTCAATGATTGCGGCTACGAGAACAGCGGTCTAATTGTTGGTGAAGACCGTTTGGTTCACTATGTACGTCGTGGTGAGAGCAGCTACACTGAGGACGTTGAAGGTGAAGAGGCAACACGCAATGGTGTTCTCGTCAGTGACGCTCTTGGCTTGAAGGGCAACTGTCACATCTGGGTTGATGGCGACGATGACGATGACGACACCGCTCCTGCAGCAGACGAGTTCCGCTTGTGGAGTAGTGACACAGCTCCGACCGAAGCCGATCTCGAAGATGGCGTAATTTACGTTTTCGCTTATGGCATGAACATCAAGTCAGGCACTGCCACTATTACAGTGAGTGCAGGTGACGCATTCAAGTACAATGCGACAGGCGAGAACGAGAAGAAGTGGGTTCGTTTCTACGGTCCTATTTCAGCTGAGTAACTTTTTTGTCAACGCTAATTATGGGGGTGGATGCGCTTTAAGTCAATCCGTCCCCATTTTTAATAAAACAATATAACATGGAAATTAAAACATACGGAGTATATGGTCTCACGGAATGGCACGGTAAAGTTAAGGCCGGCACCCTTGAGGCGAACTTGTCGTTCGTTGGTGGCACGTCTTCTCCAAGTGGTTCACAACCTGCATACATGGTGACCAAAGACCCAATTACACAGTTTGTAATTGAGAACTCAAAGGAATACAAGAGTGGTTTTATCAGTCTCGTAATGCGTCAAGTACTGCCCGGTACCCACATGCGAATTGCTACCCATAAGCCTGTTCCTGACAGTGACGAACAGGCAAATGAGCATATGTCAGAAGAAACTAAGACAGAAACAGTAAAGCCGACAGGTGATGTAGAAATGCCTACACAAGAGACTGGCATCGAGCAGAACGAACGTGGTCTCACTGAAGTTGAGTTCAGTACCAACCAAGAAGCCAAGGACTATCTCGCGAATACCTTTGGTGTGAAGAGTGGTACGATGAGAACTCGTGCAGAAATTATAGCTGTAGGTGAAACCTATGGCGTTAAAATCATTTTTGTAACCGAGTAATCACAGCGACGGTATGGTGTACAAAATCGAAGTCGTGGAGCGTGACGTGCGCATTGCCATTGACGAAAACAAGACAAGCGATCAGCTCATCAGCGATGAGGACATTGACACCTTATCGTTGAATGACATCATCCGCTCAAAGATAGTTGAAGCCGTTCGGCGTGTAGAGTCGTCCGCTCCCGTTCACTACTTGGAAGAAGGTCACGTGTTTGGCGATGCCATCTACTGGGAGAACAACGGAAGCGGTTGGACTCTGCTGCCCGATGATTTCATGCGTCTTGTAGCCTTTCGCATGAGCGACTGGGAACGCACCTGCTATATGGCCATATCAGCAGACGACCCATTGTATGATTTGCAATCGTCAAGATACAAGGGTATTCGCGGCAATGTCCAAAAGCCGGTGTGTGCCGTAGTGAACCGTGCCGAGGGCAAGGTGTTGGAGTTCTACAGTTGCAACAGTGAAGAAGCCTACGTGAAACGTGCCTCATACATTCCTTATCCGAGCATAGACGAGGAGGACGGCATAGACATCAGCGAGCGTTGTTACACAGCCGTGGTCTATACTACGGCTGCATTAGTATTAACCGCCTATGGTGCGAGCGAGCAAGCTGCCGCAATGAACACCTTGGCAAAAAGCATTTTTGAATAATGAGTTCAATACCAACAAAACAGATAGATGGTGACGTTGCGGTTAGTCGTGACGTTAACATCGGCGGCAAGGCCACCATACGCGGTTCGGCAAAGGTCGGCCACAATCTGACCGTTGACGGCTGGCTTGAAGCCAAGAACATAAAAGGCCCGAACAAAGGCCTGTTCAAAACGGCGGCACAGCTACGCGAGGCTTACCCTAATCCTCATGAAGGATGGTGGGCGTTGGTGACCGTAGAAGGCAGTGCAGCGTCAGATCATCTTGGCCAGCTCTATGTAGCTGACGGTGGTACATGGGTAGCGCAAGTTGACAGCAACGGTAATCCGCTGCTGAAGGGTAATCCTACGGTTGATAGCACCGAGTACATGGAAGCCGTGGAGGGAATGACAGCCGATCTCGAAGCCGTGAAGGTGGACGTTAACCAGAACAAGAGCGACATCAGCAGTTTGCGCACCACGCAGACCACGCAGGGTAACAGCATCAACACTCTAAATACCCAGATGAACACTGCACAGAGCGACATAACAACTCTGAAAAAGACCGTCAGTGACAACAAAACGGAACTTGCCAAGGGTGTGGCGGAAGTGCAGAGTGACCTCAACACTTTCAAAAAGACCAAAGGAGAGGCAGGAGGACTGGCACCGCTGGACGAGAACGGACAGGTGTCTTCGCAATATCTGCCCAGTTATGTGGACGATGCCTTGGAATTTGGCTGCATCGTAAGTGATGTAACAGCGCAGATGTCTTCTGTATCTAAAAAATCAGATGATGAAAACTGCTCGGTTGTTTATAACAAGACAACCAACACTTTCTTACTGAAATATTCCAAGCCATCAGAGTCTGAATTTGACTTACGTCCGACTATCACTTACTACAACAATTGGCTCGATGGTGACTTGTACGGTGAAGCCACCATGAACGGTCGTGTGCCCCACAGCGGCAAGATATTCATGGACGTAAGCACCAACAAGACCTACCGCTGGGCAGGGACAAAACTTGCCGTAATCGGTTCAGACCTTGCGCTCGGTCATACCAGCGGCACCGCATTTCCTGGTAATGAAGGAGCCGACATTCAGGAACGTATGAACGAGGTGGAGAGTACAGCTGACATCAACCGTCAACTGATAGAAAATACCTCCACAGAACTACTATGTCGCAACACAATCAATGCTAATAACCTGCTATCGTTGGGCGAAAGGGAGGTGACACTATCTGTTGTGCTTGAAAAAATCTTCGATTTGGAGAACAGCGTGCGCTATATGAAGCCCGGTATTGTTCTATCATTCCTTTCAGAAACAGGCATACAAAACAAGCAGTGGACGAACTACGGCAAGAAAACAGAAACAGATTGGAAAACCGAGGCCAACTGGACAGACTTCGGCTCGAACGGCAGTGCCATAGGCAACACGGTGAATGTAAATGACATCTGCGATGATACTGAATACACCCTTTCTACCGCCATAAAAGCCGTGCTCGACAAGGAGAAAGAGAGCGGACTGTCGTATATGAAAGCAGGTGTTGTGCTGACCTACAAGACCGCAGACATGACCAGCAACGGCTCGCCCAAATGGGAAGCCTACCAATTCACACGCAACGTAGAAGACATCAACCCAGCCGACTTGAAGCCGTGGGTGGAGTTTGGCGGAGGCGGCAACAATGCCGTACCCACCTCGGACACCCCAGAGAAAGACGGCAAGGAAGCCTTCTCGACAGGCGGCGCATACACCAACATACCCAACAACCTGCGCATCGACACCGAAACCCAAGGTGTGGTGAAACTCCAGCTGGAGAACGCCGAGCATGAAGCCGTGGGCGATGAGGTGCAGTTTGCCGTAGGCGGCGGTGGTGGAGAGAGTACAGGCACCATTGTGAGCATACAGTTTGAGCAAAGTCCGCTCTATGCCAAGGCAGGAGGCAGCGTGGTGATGAAAGCCGCCGTGCGAAGCATCACCACGCAAGGCAACAACGAGCTGAGCAACATGATAGAAAAGGTGGTTCTGAAAGACCGCGACACGGGACAGACCTTGGAGACTTTCATGTTCAACCGCGCCTCGTCAGCCAGCGGAGACACCTACGACTTCGAGATGGACGTGAGCAGCTACTTCGTGACCGCCACAACAAAGAGGTTCCAACTCATAGCCTACGACGATGCAGGAAACACGGGAAGCCGCAACATCAACGTGAGCGGTGTGGACGTGACCATCAGCAGTGTGCAGACACTGAACTACACCAGCAGCACCTCGCTTGCCGTAGGCGGAGTCGCCAAGAGCATACCGATGTACAAGTTTGCCAACAACGCTTCGGACAAGGGCATCAAGGTTATTACCGAGATATACATGAACGGCGAGTGGAAGACCCTCGGCGAGCAGACCATACTTGACACCTACTCGCATAGCATCACCGTGGATCCAAAGAGCTGCTTGACTGAAGCACTCACGCACGGAGCCTATCCCCTGCGCATCCATGGCGAAGATGTGGGCAGCGGTGTGAGGGGCAACTACCTGCATACCGCCATTATGGTAGTGGAAGCAGGGAACAATACCCCAATCATCGCCATGCGGTGGTACACCGACCAGCTGAAAGGCAAGCGCAAGCTATACGAGAACATCGAAATAGACTATGCCGTGTATGTAGGCGACAACGATGAGCCGCAAGCCACCATACTCTATGACGGAGCAAAGGAGACCACCGCCATAGCCTACCGCCAGCAGACCAACACCTACACCAAGCAAGTGCTTGAGAGCGTGCATGACGGCACGAAGAGCGTGTCGGTGCAAGTGACGTGCGGCGACAGCCAAGGCGAGACCGCTACATTTGTGGTGGACGGTTCGCTTGTAGACGTGGAAGAAGTGACCACCCTCAGAGAGTTCAACATCACAATGGACTCACGCAGCAACGGCGAGACCGACAAGAGCATCAAGGACGGCAGCGTGGAGGTGAACGTGGAGAACTGTAACTGGAGCAGCAACGGCTTTGTAAAGGACACCTACGGAACACCCACCTACGGAACGGAGAACGACAAGGGACGCATGGCACTGCGCATAGCAGAGGACATGAAAGCCCGATGCACCTACAAACCATTCTCCGGCACAAGCATCGAGCAGAACGGACTGGCACTGAGTTTCACCATCAAGGTGAAGAACGTGGAAGACCGCACGGCAAGGCTCATAGACTGCCTTGGCGACAACTCGCTCGGCTTCTATGTGACAGGCGAGAAGCTTGTATTCACCTGCGACGGAGCCACCGCCGCCAACCCAGACGACCTTGGCGCACAGCAGACCGCCGTAGCCCTGTATGCGACCGACAAGGAGACCCGCTTTGACATCGTGATAGAGCCGACCAGCATTGCCCCCTACTCGGGTATAGGCAGCATCAAGATATATGTGAACGGAGACGAGGCAGCAGCCACCTACTACAATGCAGGACGCTTCGCGCACAACGACATGACGATGCTCTTTGACGGCACAAAAGCCGACATCTACCTGTACCGCCTCACGGCATGGGCGACCTACTACAACTACCGCCAAGCGTTCAACAACTACCTCGTAGGACAGAAAGACACCACCGCCATGCTGACCGAATACGAGAAGAACCAAGTGATGGCATCGCAGACGGCAGAGGGAACAACCAAAGACCGCCCCACACTGCAAGCGTGCATGAACGCAGGACTGTGCTGCGTGACGCTGCTGAAGAACGCCGACACCCCCGACATAGAGCAGAGTTACCCCGGCTACCTTGACAAGCTGGACGGCGACAAGAAGACCAAAGCCTACTTTGACTGGGTAATCCGTTTTCCCGACCGCCCATGGCAGGACTGCAAGGTGTACAATGTGCCGACCACCAACCAAGGCACGACCTCATCGCTTCGCCCAATCAAGAACAAGAAAGGCAAGTTCAAGGGCTGCAAGATTGAGATGCTCCACACCGAGGAGGACTTCAAGGACAACCCGACGGCACTCGCTAAGTTCAAGACGGCACAGAAGATGGCAGCGAAGAGCCAAATACAGGTGATAGACGGCGGCTTGTGGGTAAAGACCATAACAATCAAGGTGGACTATTCCGACTCGACAGGCGCGAACAACGGAGCCACGATGGAACTGTTCAACAAGGTGCAGCGCGCCATGGGAGCCGACTATATGACCCCTGCACAGAACGCCTACAACGGCGAAGGCACGATGAACACCAGCATCGACAGCGTGACGTGCGCCCTGTTCCGCACCGACCAGCAGAGCGTGGATGCCACCAACGAGACCTACGCCTACTTCCATGCCAAGGCCAACTTCAACGTGGACAAGGGCAACCCCTCTTTCTTCGGCTTCGAGAAAGTGAGCGGCTACAACGGAGATTGCTTGAACTATGGCGACTTCAAGGAACTCGTGGCAGAGAAAGGCCAAGACATCAACATCTTCAAGGTACAGACCCTTGCCAAGAGTGACGAACTCATAGCCTCGAACATCTACATGCTCTCGGAGTACTGCGGCGAGAAGCACATCTTCCTGGAGAATGACGGTACGGGAAAAATGGCAGAGTGTGATGCTACCGCCGACCCGACCGAAGTGGACAAGAGCCTTGCCGAAGTCATTGCCGATGATGTGAAGAACTATGACTGGGGAACGGTGTACTTGACCAACGACTACAAGTATGTGAAGTACACAGGCGGCAAGTGGAAAGACACCACGGGCAAGATGCAGTATGACCAGAGCGTGAAGAAATGGACGGTGACAGGCAGAGTGCTGAACCCTGTGGAGTGCTTCGAGTACTTGAAGTATGACAGTCTGTGCTGGCTGCAAGGCGTGAACGGCATCGAAGACATGATGAAGCTCGACCCTGCCACAAGCAAACCCATCTGGCTGAGTTACTACGAAAGCCGATACCCCGATGATGACGACTTGAACGACCTGTATGCGCAGGGCAAGAAAGTGCCGTACCGCCTGTACAAGTGGCTGCGGTGGACGCAAGACTGCTCGCAAGACCGCACAGAGGCAGACGGCGACATCACCATTCACGGCAAGACCGTGGCAGGAACCAAGGAGAACCGTCTGAAGAAGTTCTGCGAAGAGCTGCACGAATGGGCCAACGTGAAATCCACATTGTCGTATGTGGCGGGCAGCGCCTATGTATTGGACGTTGACCAGCGAAGCAAGAACATGATGATAACGTTCTACCTCGACACCAACGGACTGGTACGCGCCTACTTCAACCACTGGTATGATGGTGACTGCGTGTGGCTCTCGGACAACGACTGCGGTGTGACCATACCTTGGGACTTGGACAGCAAGGTAGACCCCAAGCACTACTACCAAGGCTGGAACTCGGTGATGTTCCAGCAAGCGTATGCAGGAGACAAGTTCTGGCTTGACGACAAGGGCAGCACTACCGTAACACTGCATGATGTGGCGCAGGATATGCGCACGGCAGAGGCAGACGGCATCAAGATATTCTCGGCAGACGGCTGCAAGAAGCTGTGGATAACCGACCGCATAGACAAGTGGGCGAAGATAACCAGTTCGTTTGACAACGAGCGCAAATACATAGAGAACTCCAAGGCAGGAGCCAACTACTACTATGCCGTACACGGACTGAGGTATGAAGACCTGCCTGTAACGTTTGAGAAGCGTTTCGCCTATCGTGACGGCTTCTACCAAGTTGGCGAGCTGTACACCAACCCGTTCAAGATGCGTGCCGTGGGTACGGACATCAGCATCAAGATAACGGCAGCGCAGGACGCATTCTTCGGACTGGGTGTGGACCGTGCAGACGCTTGTGTGGACAGCTGTTACCTCAAAGCAGGAGAAAGCTATACGCTGAAGAGCGGCATGACCGCCACAGGCTCGGGAACGATGCTCTATGTGTTTGGTGCGAAATACCTTGCCAGCCTTGACGTGAGCGGCTGCACACCAAAGGCAGAGGGCTGGGACATCAGCAACTGCGACCTGCTGCAGGAGATAATCATCGGCGGTGAGGACTACACGCCAGAAGAAGGCAGCGGAGCCATCACCCAACTGAACATGGGCAACAAGAGTTTCTTGAAGCGCATAGACGTGCGGAACACGAAGATAACGAGCATCATAGCCTCGTACTGTCCACGGCTGACCGAGGTGCTGGCGAGCGGTTCGCAACTTGCGAGCATTGACTTGGCAGAGACCGCCCCGATAGAAGCGCTACAGTTGCCCGGTACTATGACCACACTCTACTTCAAGAACCTGCCACGGCTGACCTATCCCGGCGGACTGACCATTGAGGGCGGCATGAGCAAGGTGACGAAGATGTTCTTGGACGAATGTCCGAAGATAGACACCATGACCTTGCTGCGGCAGATAACCACGGCAGGAGCGTTGAAGAGTGTGCGCATACCCGGCATCAATGCCACGGCAAGTGTGGAGATGCTGCGCGCTATAAAGAATAGCGGTGCCGTGGGAATAGATGCCAACGGAGCAACCTACGATGAGAGCGGCCAGTGTAGTGGACTGTTGGGACGCTGGATATTGACAGAGTTGGTGGAAGATGAAGAGGTGGAAGCCCTGCAAACGTACTTCCCCAGACTGACCGTCATCAACTCGCAGTTCTCCATGGTGAAGATAGACGATGTAGTGAGCGGCGACTTCTGCGAGAAATACAGCAATCCCGAGAACGAGACAGGTGCCGACTACGACAAGACATTCGTGGCAAGCGGACACACACTGAAAATCGTGCAGAACACCCATGCCTACAAGTGTACCTACAACAGTAAGTTGAAACAGATGGAAGGCAGACAACTGAGCGACACCGACTTCAACCGCCTCATTAACGGCGAAACCTTTGATGTGGGCGACAGCGCAGGAGAAGGCTTCGACATCTTCCACCATTTACCCCACTTCTGGTACAAAGGTGTGAACGACTACAAGAACCAAGTAAAGTATATCTTCCACTCAATGACCGACAACGAGCCGCTGACCACCGTAGGCAAGAAGAAAGAAGCAATGCTTTCGGAGTTGCTCTATGCCGAGAATACAGGCATCTATGCAGACGAGGCGCAGGAGGGCGAGACCATCGGCGACAACATCATCACGACAGCCGCCAACGTGAATGCCTACCGCATGGACGTGGAAGGCATGAAGCAAGTGAGGTGGCCTGGACTGAACCATGCAAGGCTCGGAGCCGTGTTCACCGATGCGAGCGGAAAGATAGTAGGCAAGTTCATCATGATGGTGAGCCACACCTACTTTGACTTCACCATAGGCAAATATGTGTTCTGTGATGTGCCGAACGGTGCCAAGTGGATGTACTTCACATCGTATCGCGACATCGAAGACACCATGTGTCTTGCCGTTGACAGCGAGAGTTTGGAAGCCATAGAACCCGAATGGACGGAGCATACCGTGGGCGATGTGGACAGCCTCGTTGGAACGTACCCCATAACCATAGACGGACTGAAACGCCCCCGAAGCATATCGGGAGCGGTGCGTTCGAAGAAAGGCGACGGAATATCGCAGACCTCAAACGAATGGGCATACGACAGCGAGGGCAACCCGACGGAGATGCCTAACGGCACGTTGCACTTCACCGACAAGGACTTCCAGAACTGCTGCCGTATGCGTGGCGAGGGTTATCAGTTGCAAGACTACGAGATGCACAAGGAGATAAGCAACCTGTGGTGGGCAACGCACGGCACGACCAACGAGCAAGCCGTTGTGGGCAACGGAGCGCATGATGCGATACTGAACAGCCGCGACGACATAGGCATGGCCGACACCGCCTATGTGGGCAATGCGATGAACTCAATCATGGGCTTGAAGCACTATGTGGGCTGTGACTCGGAGTGGATGGACTACATAGCAGGAAACGTGAAGAGCTACACAGAGTTCTACAAGAACAGATGCGTGGAGACAAACGACGACCCTGTGGACTATGTGTTCCACATCTACGACCCGATAAAGAAGACAGAGCGCATGGTACAGAGCGTTACCAGTGGCGGCAACTGCGTGGTGAGAGTTGTGCATGGAGCCAAGTGCGACATATTGCCCAGCAAGGTGCATCAGACCGACACCAGCAAATACACGACCCACTATGCGGCAGGACTATGGTTCCCCGGCAGCAGAGGCCGCTGTGTTCTGCGGTCTGGCTACTACTCGAATGCGTACGGCGGTCTCGCTTATGCGTACGCGAACTTCGCTTCTTCGTACTCGGACTCGTACTACGGCGGTCGGCTGGCCTTCCGCGGAAAATTCGTGATTGTTGACTAAGCGGAAAGCGAAAGCTCGAAAAAAGCGTCAGAGGGAGAGCCGACGAAAGGAGGCTGCTCCCTCTCCCTTTTTATCTCGCGTCAGCGAGATTTTTTATAGGCTCTGCAAAATAAAAGTAAAAGTTGTATGATATATCAACTTTTTGTATTACCTTTGCACCATGAACTCAGAACGGAGAATACTGGTTTACAAAGATTATTTCCTCACGTTCTACCGCGCCTTGGAAGCAGGAGCGCAGAAGAAGATAGACTATGTGCTTGATGTGCTGAAGATGCAGGACAGAGTGAGCGAAAAATTTGTAAAGTACATAAAGGATGGTCTCTATGAAATAAGAGCCTCCTACAATGGTAATATATATCGAGCGTTCTTCATTTTCGACGAGGGCAACATCGTGATGCTCTTCAACGGCTTTCAGAAGAAAACCCAGAAGACACCCTCCAAAGAGATAGACAGAGCACTTGAACTTAAAAAGGAATATTATGCAGGAAAGAAATGACATTAGCAGTTTTGATGCCATTCTTGACGCCAAGTATGGAGCAGTAGGAACTGCGGAAAGAGAGGCTTTCAGAAAAGAAGCCACCAACTATTGCGTGGGACAGATTATCTATGATGCCCGTAAGCAGGAGCACATGACCCAATCTGACCTCGCAAAGAAAGTCGGTACGGACAAGACCTACATATCACGCATAGAGAAAGGTGTGATAGAGCCTGGTGTGGGAATGTTTTTCCGCATCATTGACGCTTTGGGACTAAAAGTGGACATTGTGCGTCCGATAGTATAACAAGAAACAAAAGGCAGAAAATCCCACGCGCCGCTGTGTTCTGCGGTCTGGCAACAACTCGAATGCGAACAGCGGTCTCGCTTATGCGAACGCGAACAACGCTTCTTCGAACTCGAACACGAACTACGGCGGTCGGCTGAAATTCTAAGTGGTACTTAATCGGGGGACTCTGACGTGGCACGAGGATTGCCGCAAACAAACTCCGAGGGATTAGAGCCTCGGCAACAGCATGATAAACGAATTATGGAAAGCCGGAACACGACATTAACCACATGTGGGGAGTGCGCAAGTATCTCCCCACAGGACAGGAAGGCTGTCAACACATTGGAAGACTTGTTAGGACAGGTAGAAGCACCGACTTCTATCTGTTTTCCTTTATATAACCTCATCCCAGAAATTATTTCGGACGAAAACATGGAACGCTCGTTCAAGCGTGTCATGTCGAACCTTCATAACGCAGACACGCGAAGCGGAATAAAATGGAGGGAGACGGTTGTTATAGATGGTGTGGAATGTACTCCACGCATGGTGCGCTATATGAGACGCAAGAAAGAAATTATTGCCGAGTTGAAAGAACAAATAGGTAATGGAACTTTCCGCGTTGTTCGTTTATCCTCGTTTGAAGTGGACGATGGTCCGAAGAGAAGAATGGTTCAAGCACCTCCTGTTGTGAAACGTATAGGCTGCAATGCCATCATGGAGATTGTGGAAAAACACCTTTCGCCATTGCTAATTGAAAACACGGCAGCTTCGATAGAAGGACGCGGCCCACACGGACTATTCCACAAGATGCAGGAAGTGAGAGCCGAGAACCCCGACCTTATATATTATTATCAAAGCGACTATAAAGGTTATTATGACCACATATTGCACGACAAGATGATTGACATCATCAAGCAGTATATAGCCGACCCGATATTACTCCCCATACTAATAGACTTCGTTAAAGTATTGCACCCGGATGGCAACGTAGGCATCAGCAAGGGACTACGCTCCTCGCAGTTCTTCGGCAACCTGTACCACAATGACATTGACCATGCCATGATAGAGGAGTGTGGAAAGGATAACTACAACCGCTTTTGTGACGACATATACATATATGGAGACAACAAAAAAGAGTTGTGGAAACACAGGGACACACTGCATAGGCTAAGTAAACCCTACAATCTGATAATCAAGCCGAGCGAGAAGGTTGCTCCAGTGAGTGCAGGAATGGATGCACTGGGTTATATTGATTATGGTGACCACTCACGAATACGCAAGCGCACAAAGGTGAACGCTGCGAGGAAACTCGCCAAGATAAAGTCGAGAAAGCGAAGGCAACAAATTATAGGCTCGTTCAAAGGAATGGCATGTCATGCGGACTGCCAGCATTTATATTATATATTAACAGGTAAAAACATGAAGAAATTTTCAGAAATGGGCGTGACCTATAAGCCAGCAGACGGAAAGAAACGTTTTCCCGGTAAGGTGACACGCTTGGGTGACATCGTGAACATCCCGATAGAAATTCACGACTACGAGACACTGGACACGAAGTTTGGCGAAGACCGCTACTTAGTGTCGTTCAAGAACCCTGCGACACAGGAATGGGGCAAGTTCTTCACCGCTTCGGACGAGATGAAAGGCATCCTTGACCAGATAAGCGACATCGAGGATGGCTTTCCGTTTGAGACCGTCATCAAGTGCGAACAGTTTGACGGCAGCAAGCGAAAGTATAACTTCACCTAAAGCGACTCACTAAAGATAAAAGCGTGAATTTGGCTGCATACTATATCTTTGCCTCAACAAAATCATAGCGACAATGGAAAAGATATACGGCACAACCAAACGTCAGGACGGACTGCAACGAGTAGGCAAGAATAAATGGCTGCTCTATTTCGGTCTGTATGAAACAGAGAGCGGTACATACGAATACCGCCATACGTTCACGCACAAGCCCACGCTTGACGAGATAAAGAAACTTGTTTGGGCTACGATAGACGCAGAGACCAAAGACAAGATTGTTAATCAGTTTGAGTATGAGGGCATCAAGGTTTGGCTCACAGACGAGAAGCAGCGTAACTTTGCCTCTATTGAGAACAACGAAAGTGTTACATTCCCACTTACGTTGAAGCTCAACGAGAAAGCCGACGCTACACCAATCTATCATACCTTCCAGACGCGAGACGAGTTCAAGAAGTTCAGCGAGGCCGCTGCATGTTTCATTCTTGAAACCATCAGGAACGGATGGAAGGAGAAGGACAATGTAGATTGGGACGTGTTTGACATGTAATCACAACATTATCAATAAGAGGAACAGGAGAAATCTTGCTCCTCTTTTTTTGTGCTACAATAGTTAAAACGACGCTCACCGGTTAAGTCGCTAAATTTGCCAAGAACATAAAATCATAATGGCAATGAAAAAGATTATTACATGGTTAAAACCCAGCAACCGCGGCAGACATATCGTAGGCGGCGTTCTCATCGGCTTGGGAGCTGATGATACCTACTGTGCGCTGTATGCCGGAGCTGGTGTAGCTGGAGCCTTGGAACTTAAAGACAAGTTGTATGGCGGCAAATGGGATTGGGTTGACTTCGGTTGTACGATGGCCGGAGTAGTTGTAGGACGCTTGATAAGAGTAACACTGACAGGGAAATGAACGATGTAAGTCAAATTACGCAGGTGGCTAAAGGTATTAGCGACTATGGCATGATGGCAATAACTGCAGCCTTTTTCCTTCTCCTTTCCGCAGCTATGATGGTGGCCCTCTTCCGTTGGTTCAAGAGCATCATCGAACAGATGATGCAAGACCAGAAGGACAGTATGCACAACCTTGCCGAAGAGACACGTAAGCAGAACGACATGCTGCAAGACATATCAGAGGGGCTTCGCCCGGAGACATTGTTACGCATCCGCAACCTTACAGGTTTTGCTTTCGACCTCAGCATTGAGCAGGTGTGCAGGCTTATCAAGCGTGTAAGAGAAGAGAACCACATCATAGACCACGAAGCGACAGCAGCGAAGATACGCAAGTCGTTGCTCGTTATACACAACGACCGCAACTCGCGCTTCGACTCTTTCACATATCGAGGTAAATCCATTTCAGAGTTTTGCAGTTCGGCATGGGTGGAGGACGTGGCGAAGATTGTTGAAGGTGAGATTTATAATGAAGATGGCGCAAACAATGCTCGTGCTTATACTAACATTAAACTTGCGTATGATAATATCAAGACAGACTTTTACCAAAGGTTGAACGCATAAATACAACTTTTGCGTAAAATTATATACAGATTTCTACAACTTTCTAAGCAAATTATATATTATGATTAAAATTCTAATCGACAATGGGCATGGAGTGAACACTAAAGGCAAGCAATCGCCTGATGGTCGTTTGCGTGAATATGCCTATGCAAGAGAGATTGCAACCCGAGTTATGACCGAGCTTCGCGGCATGGGCTACAATGCAGAGCGTGTTGTGGAAGAGGAGCAGGACGTTGCACTGTCTGTACGCTGCAAGCGTGTGAACGACATCTGCAAGAAAGTAGGCACCAAGAACGTACTGCTTGTCTCGATCCACAACAATGCAGCAGGAGGCGACGGCAAATGGCATGAGGCGCGAGGCTTTTCTGCCCATGTAGGCATGAACGCATCCGCAAAGAGCAAGGCCTTGGCGCAGTATCTTTGGAACGAAGCAATACTTCAAGGACTGAAAGGCAACCGTTGTGTGCCCTATGCCAAGTACATCGCCCAGAACCTTGCTATCTGTAGAGACACGAACTGCCCTGCAGTGTTGACGGAGAACCTTTTCCAAGACAACAAAGAAGACGTTGACCTGCTGTTGAGTGAGGAAGGCAAGGAAAAGGTGACAGCCGTGCATGTGAACGCTATTGTTGAATTTATCAAAGACTATTATGGATAAGAAGATTTTAGGCTTTTTGTGGGCAATGTTAGGTGTGGTTATTGGCATCGTCTGTCTGGTTGGCATCGTGCATTGCGGAGGCTACGGCAAAGATCATGAACCTGCAGAAGTGGTGCGTGACACTGTGATTGACACCATACCTTACTATATGCCAGTACCCAAGGACAGTTTGGTGTTGACGTACAAGACCGTGACCCTTCCCAAGAGTGACAAGGCGCAGCCATCTATCCGTGCGGACACACAACCGGCAGAAAGCTGTACACAAAACGATGCGGCAGATGTGCGTGACAGTACGGAGGTTACTATCCCCATCATCCAAAAGATGTATAAAAGCAGTGACTATACGGCATGGGTGAGCGGATATGACGTGCAGCTTGACAGCATCTATGTATATCCCAAGCATGAGTATGTAACGCGCAAGATTAAGCAGCCTCCTAAGAAATGGCATATCGGTGTGACGGCAGGTTACGGCTTCGGCAAACAAGGTATGCAGCCATATATAGGCATCGGACTAACGTATTCACTAATTTCATTCTGACATGGAGACAATCACCGTACAGATATTCAAGGACGACGTGTATGAAGAGGTGGCAAAGGCTACCGACTACACAGGCGCGAAGCTGATAGACGGCGACGATGGAGCGCGAGACCGCATCCTCGCCACGGACAGCGACCTTTCAGATCTCGGCAGGTTTTGGGAGGAGTCGGTGCTTGCCACCAATGAGAGGCTGAAAGAGATGATCGTGAGCGGAGCTACGAAGCAGATACTTGTAACGATAACTCCTATTCCACCCATACAACAACCTAAAGATGTGGAGGCACAGAGCATCGTTGTTCCGTCGCTTGCGACGAGGACAGGCTACGAAGCCGTGCTGGAGGTGAGCAAGTCGTTTGACAAAGGGATGAAGGACAATGTACAGTCGGCCCTTCGCAACTTCTTCATTGCCTCAATCATCGCCCAGTGGTTCAAGCTGGCCAACAAGGGCGAAGCCGCTGACTACTTCAACCAAGCCGGAGAAATGATGGACGGTGCGGAACGTCTGCTATACAGCCGCAAGAGACCGACCCGTCCGAGTGACTAACAAATAATATTTTATTGACATGGAAGGACAAGAAAAGACATTAGGTGCCAAGAAGAGCGTGACGGCAACCATCAAAATTTCGTGGCTTCTCTTCGACATCATGAACGAGACCTTCTTGCGTGGCCGTACTATCCAGAACAAGGACAACCACAAGGAGGTGGCGAGCATGTTTGCCTCTGAGGACGAAGAAAACCGCGAGAAGATACTTCGCTCTATCAAGAAAGGCTTTGCCGAGGTGAAGACAGAACTGTCGGACTACCTCAACGAGGACGGCACAACCACAGACAACAGCCACTATGACGGCAGCACAGACCTGACGCTTAACCTCACAATGCCGAGCAACTTCAACGAGGCTGCAACCACCGGTGTAGGCGAGGCTATCCACGACTACCTGAAGAACTCTGCCATCGCCGAGTGGTACATGGTGACAAACAAGGCAGACGCTGAACAGTACATCGCCCTTGCACAGAGAAGTTTGCTGAGCATCCAACAGGCAGTGAGCAAGCGTAGCCGCCCGAAGCGTCCAACAGACTAAGGAGGAGGGCTTATGAGCTGCTGCATAGAGAATGAGGGAGCGAAGCTAAAGGTGACGCTTACCTTTGAGCGAGAACAGCTGCTCTATGACATCAAGAACAATGCCTATGTGGAGAGCCATGTAATGGCCCCGGAAACCGAGCACGCCAAGCACATGGTGGCTGACGTTGGCGAGGAGGGCAATGTGGACCGGGTGACAAGAGTGCTGGATTTGGGTGTCTCCATGTGCCGGGAAATGCTTTACCCTTGGTCAAAGAAGGAAATCGTCAAGACAGAGTTTGGCGACAAGCTAAAGGAGAGGGAGCAATATCATATAAACATGAGTGTGCCCAACACTATTTCGCAAACCACGCTGACCTATGTGGAAAGGCTGATACATGAATACCTTGTGTGCCGAGGCGTGGCCGACTGGCTAAGCATAACTAATCCGTCGAAGTCTGAGACGTGGCTTGCTAAGGCTGCTGAGGTAGAGCAAGAAATACGCACCTCCATCCATTCAAGAATGGAACGGAAGCGTATCAGGCAACATTGGTTAGGATAAATCGAGTAGGAGGTAAATACTAATCGTAGGTGTTATCTCCTACTTTCGTATTTACCGACCTCTCACACCACCGTACGTGCCGTTCGGCATACGGCGGTTCCTATTTT